CCGCGCACCGCGAAGCCCCGTCAACCCTACATCATCGCCGGCTGTGGTGCGGTGATCGAGAAGGCCGCCGGCCAGGCCCCGAAGAGCGTCATCAGGCCCGACGCCTTCGATCCGCTTCGTGGCTCGCACCCGAAACCATGGCTGGAGCGCGCGTTCGGCGAGTGCTGTTGGCCCGTGGGCGGGGAGGGGGCGGAGACGCTGAGTTGCTGCCTCCCGGTGGAGGGCAACGGCTGGTGTGCGGCGCACCTGGCGCTCGGGACTGTGGCGCCGAAGCCCGGTCGGCCGCGGACCGCCAACGAACTCGCCCGCAGCCTGCGGAGGTACGTCGCATGAGCCATCGTGCGGCGCTGTACGCGCTCAGGGACGTCGGTGCCGGTCCTCGGGCCCTGGAGGCTCGGCATGGGTGAGGGATGCCGGAAGGAAGTGATCGGCGACGCCACGCTCTATCTGGGCGACTGCCGAGACGTGTTGCCATCGCTGCAGGCCGAGGTCATCTGCACCGATCCCGTGTGGCCGAACTGTCCGCCGGATTTGCTGATCGGCGGTGACGATCCCGGCGCACTCTGGGCCAGCACAATGCAATGCCTGAGCGCATTGGTCCGCCGCGTGGTGGCGGTCATGCGGTGCGATAGCGACCCTCGATTCCTGGCGGACGTGCCATCCAACCTTCCGTTCTTTCGTTCGATGCAGCTGCCCTACGTCATGCCTGGATACATCGGGCGCATCCTGGGCGGCGACGAAACGGCCTATTGGTTCGGCGAGCCGATCAAATTCCAGCGCGGACGTCAGGTCGTCCCGGGCCGCGCGCCGCTCGCGCAACCTAGCAATCGGCAAGCCAACGGTCATCCCTGCAGCCGCGCGTTGATCCACTTCGATTGGCTAGTGGATTGGTGCTCCGACGAGGACGAGACCGTGTGCGATCCCTTTATGGGCTCTGGCACGACTGGTGTGGCCGCCATCCGCAACGGACGTCGGTTTATCGGATGCGAGATCGACCCGACCTACTTCGACATCGCCTGTCGCCGCATCGAAGAAGCCTACCGCCAACCCCGACTGTTCGACGAGCCCGCGCCCAGGCCCAAGCAGGACTCCCTGTTCTCGGGAGACGCCGCATGACTCCCACAACCAACCTCTCAGACCAGCAAGGGGAGGGCCCTTTCATCGCCGATTCCGGGCGCGCCTATCGCTTCTGGATGCGGCCTTGCGGCGCGGACGTTCACGGCATCATCGCGGCGGTCGCGGACCGTCACGGGCTCACCGTGGAAGAGCTATGCGGGCCCTCCCGCTGCTACCGGATCGCACACCCTCGCCAAGAGGCCATGTGGGAGCTTCGCCGCCGCACGCGGCTCAGCCTGCCGCAGATCGCCCGTCGGCTCAACCGCGCCGACCACACCACAGTCATGCATGGCATCCGCGCCCATGAGCGTCGGATCGCGGAGGCTGGCGCTTGACCGAAAACACCGCGCCCGACGCCATGGGCCAGGCCGCCCGCAAAGCCGCGATCCTGGCGACTACACTGGACTTCAAGCTGCTGGGCGCCGCGTCCGCCGGACTCAGCCGTGAGGAACGCTATGCCAACGCCGTGCGCGCCTTCAGCCAGTTCCGCGCGCTGGCCCGCGCCATGAGCGCGCTGGAGGAAGCCGCGCCCAACGCCGCCCGTGAAGGCTATGCCGACAACGAGCGGGCGCAAGAGATCATCGAGGGGAGGGTGCAGGGTTGAGTGCGCCGCCGATCCCTGCCGAATGCGACCTGCAGGACTTTCCGTTCATGCCGCTCCATGTCGCGCGTCTTCGGGACAGCGATCTCGCCGCGACCGCGGCGCCTGAGGCGTGCTGGTACGCCGTTCTGTTGTGGGCGGCCGCATGGCACCAGATCCCGGCCGGGTCGCTTCCGGATGACGATGCGGTGCTGACGCGCCTGATCGGCCTCGGGCGGGATGTCCGCACCTTCCGCAAGCACAAGACCGACGCCCTGCGCGGCTTCGTCCGTCATGACGATGGCAGGCTCTACCACCCCGTCGTCACCGAACAGGTTTTGGTGGCCTGGGATAGCAAGCGTCGTCAGCGCTGGCGGGCCGAATGCGCCCGGATCAAGAAGCAGAACCAGCGCCGCGGGACCGACGATCCGCTACCGACGTTCGAGGAGTTCATCGGCGCATGTCCCCAAGACGTCCCCGATCCGTGTCCCGAATTTGTCCCCGGGGACAACGGTGAATGTCCCCCGGGACAAAGCCTCCAAGAGACAGGGACAGGGACAGAGACAGGGATATTAGTTACTGATGATGACGCGCGCGGGCGGTTTTCCGATCTCGACCGGAAAGCCATCGCCGCGCTTGAGGGCCAGCTTCGCGAAGCCGCCGGAGCGGCGCTCAACGCCGCCTCCCCAAGGCTGGCCGTCGTCTCGCCCATCCTGGCGCTGCTGAGGCCCGGCGAAGGTCCCGCGGCCGACCTCGACATGGACGTGCTGCCGGCGATCCGCGCCGCAGCGGCGCGTGTGCGCCGCCCGGTTGGCCGATGGGACTACTTCGTCCCGATGATCGCCGAGGCCAGGGACCGCCGGTTGGCCGGAGCGCCGGCCGTTGGCGACGTCTCGGCGCAGCGCGCCACTGGACCTCCGATGAGCTTCGCCGACCGTGACGCCGCGATCATCGCCGAAGCCCGCAGACGAGTCCTTCAAGATGGCAAATATGATTGAAATCGTTGACGAAATCGAGCGTTTGGCGGTACACTGCCGCCCTCCGCTGATGCAGGTCGAGCAGCGGGAAAGCTGGCTTCGGGACTGGTGCGACGATCTCGCCGGTTTCGAGATCGAGGCGATCCGCTCGGCCTGCCGGGAATGGCGGCAATCCGGGGCGCAGAAGTTCCCGACCCCGGGGCAACTCCTGCCGATGGTCCGGAAGCGGACGGCGGGACCGAGAGCGGACGGCGGGGCGCTCCAGCCCTGGCGCGAGCTCTCGGACGGCGAATACGAGGCGCTGAGCCTGCGGGACAAGATCCGCCACCAGCGCATCCTCGCCGCGGAAGCCTACCGCAAGGCGGGCCCGATGTGGCGCAACGGCGCCGGCGGCGCGAACCCCGCCAAGCCCGTCAAGGGCCACGTCGCCCCTGATCAGATGCCGGACACCTGGCGTTACTGGACCGACATCGCCCGAAGCCACGACGCCGAGGCGCAACGGCTCGCCAGCTATCTCCACCGGCAGCCGATGGCGGCGGAATGACTGCGCCAGCCCCCACAACACCCGACCAACTGCATCATCGAGGAGAGCCCGCATTGTCCAAAACTCGCCGCAAGCGCCACCGCCCGACCGACCCCGCGGAGGCTGCTCGCCTCGCCATGCTGAGGCGCAATGACCCGGCCCGTTGGAACGCCAACCGCGAAGCCTTGGCGCTTCCTCAGAACGCCGACGTGGCGATCACCGAGCCTCAGCGCGGCAAGGTGGAGAACATCAAGCGCTGGGACTGTTTCGAGACGCTGGCGATCGAAGCCGGCGCGCTCGCTGCTGTCCGCCGCTACCAAGACGAGCTCGCGATCCGTTACGGCGTAGAGGGCTCGACCCGAATGGCCGAGCATGTGGACGGCGCCGGCGCGACGGAGCTGCTGAGCCAACGCGCCGTCGACGCGGGGAAGCGACTGGACGACCTGGCCCGACTGGTCGCGGAGCCGTGGATGCTCACCCTGATCCGCCACCTCTGCGAACCGATGGTGCTCAAGGCCGAGCGGATCAATTGGCACGCCATCGTCAAGCGCGACCTAGGGCTGATCGACCGGGGAATGCAGGCCCGGGCCGTGAAGGTCGCCGCGGAGGGCGTGCGCCGCGCCTGGGAAGCCTACGACGCAAAGAGGATGCGGCGGGCGGCGTGATGGCGCCTATAGCGTCACGCCACCGTGACCGACACCAGCTATTGCGTCCATCCCGCATTCGCGCTATGCAATTCGCTAGTCGGCGCTTTTGCGCCTGACGCGGCCCAGCCAAACGGCGGGGCCATGCGACCAATTCGCTGCCTGGCGCGGCTCCCCCATCGCGACGCCCCGACAACAACGCCTTCCCCGGCAGCCTCCACGGCTGACTAGTACCCCCCAGCGGTCGGATGGCGTCGCGACCCCCTCTCATCGTGGAGGGATCATGTGTTCCGAACCTGCCAGCATCCGAAGCTAGAGCGAGCGGCAGTTATGCACTTGAGATACCAGCCTATCAGTAGAGTGGATTCGCAGTTTCCCGATAACGGCGATAGCTTCGCCGTTGATGACAACGAACGCGATCCGCTTGGCCGAGGTCAACGAGGTTGACCGCTTCCTGGCCGAACAGAAGTTCCTCACCGACGCCCTTCCCGAATGGCGCGATAGCCACATCACGGGAAGGCTCACGGCGCAGTGGCCGATCATCGACAGCGAAGGGGTTGCCCGTGAAGGCACCCGGCTCGTGTTTGTCTGCAAGGCTGAAGACGTGTCGCGCCTGAGCCTGTCGGTGCTGTTGCGGGGTAACCGGATTTTCGGCGTCGATCTCGTGCCGGGCAATGAGTGCAAGATCAACGGCCCTGGCGCGGCTCGCTTGGGGCTTCCGTCTCGGGTCTGCGGATCGCACTTCCACGAATGGGCCGACAACCGCGAACACGCGCTGGCGGCGGGCTTGGGGAGCATGCCCCACAGGAGGCCGACGCCGAAATTGCTAACGCGGTTGCCGCACGCCCTTGCGGCGATGGCCCAGGCCGTCAATCTCACGTTGACGGCTGAGCAGGCATCGTTCGATGTGCCGCCGACTGGTCGTCTGCCATTCCGGGGAGGTGCGGCATGATCTGCGATGACATTCGCGCCGCCCTCGCGGAGGGTGATGTTTGCGAGGTGACGGAGAGCGGCGCACGCATCGTCACTCACTGCCTCTATCCGTCCTTTGAGCCCGTCGAAGTGTTCATCACCGGCAAGGGTGACGGCTATATCGTCACCGATGGCGGCGGGGCCGCCGCCGCCGCGTTCCTTCACGGCCGCGATGAGTTGAGCAAGGTTCTCGCTCGCGAGTGCGCGCGCTTCGGCGTGGAGTGCCACGGCGACGTGGTGGTCGCGGAGGTCGGCGCCATCGACTGGCTGCGCGCTGGGATTTTAGCGGTCGCCAACGCATCGGCGGCAGCGGCGATCTCGGCCCTAGAACGCGTGGCAGTCGCGGCGGAGCGCGTTCTGGCCGACAAGATTTACGAGGGCCTCTCGCGCGTCGTCGCGCCGAGTAACATCGCACGCGAATACGAGCATCGCGGCGTCAGCGGAAAGCGCTGGCGCTATGACTTCGGTGCGATGGCCGATGATCATCTCCTGCTGGTCAATGCCGTCGCGCCTCACCACGTCTCGGTGAGCGCCAAGTACGTGGCTTTTGCCGACACGCCAGCGAACGACGATCATGTAGGCAAACTTGCCGTGTACGGGCGCAAGCTTGAGACTGAGGACGTGGCGCTGATCACGCAAGTCGCAACGCTCGTGCCCGTTACCGCTGTCGAGTCCGGTATCCGGAGGGTGCTGGCCCAATGACCGGCGTGGATAACGACCGATCAGACGACGACGAATCCGCACGCTGCCGCGACGCCCTCATCCTGAAGATGGCCTCGCAGCCGCCGATGTCTCACGACGAGCTGAAGGCCAAGCTGGCGGCTGAGAGGCCCGCGAAGGGCGGTAAGAAGGGGCGCGGCGCGAAGCCGGCCGACCTCCAGCAAGTCGGAGATCAGGCCGTTCGCCGAGAGGGAGCGCCGCGCAGCTTCCGCCTCTAGCCAGGCCCAGAGATCGTTCTGAAGCCGCACCGAGCGCACGGACGAAGATTTGCTGGTCATGCGCTGGGTGTAACACACCCGGTGTGACACACCCAACCGGCGCGAACAATCGCTGCGGCGAACTCGCGGGAGTGAGGACCAATGGCTGGCGGGCGTCCGTCCAAGTTCAAGCGGGAGCACATCGAACAAGCCCGCAAGCTCGCTGGGCTCGGCGCTACGGACCGAGAGGTGGCCGAGTTCTTCGGCGTCAGCGAGGCTACGCTTCATCGCTGGAAGCATGAACACCCGGAGTTTTGCGAGTCCCTAAAAGTCGGCAAGGATGCTGCTGACGCCCGCGTGGAGCAGTCGCTCTACCGTCGCGCTCTGGGCTACAGCCATGACGCGGTGAAGATCGCAGTGAACGCTCAGGGCGAGGTCACGCAGGTCCCGTTCACGGAGCATTTCCCGCCCGACACCACGGCCGCGATCTTCTGGCTGAAGAATCGCCGCAAGGACGAGTGGCGCGACAAGCAGGACATCGAGCACTCCGGTTCCGTAGCGGTGACCGAAGGCGGTATCTCCGGCCTGCTCGCCGCGGTGAAGAAGGAAGCCAGCCCTGCTGACCAAGAAGGACGCGGCTGACTGGCAGGAGCTTCGCGGCCTATGGCGCCGGGACAACGTCAGCTACGTCCGGCATAGACTGGGGCTGAACCCTACGGCCCAGCAGCGCCAGCTCCTCGAGGCCATCCAACCCGAGGGCGCGAAGGTCAGCGCCAGAGCAGGCCACGGTGTCGGCAAGTCCAGCGTGGTCGCCGCAGCCATCTGGTGGATGCTGGAGTGCTTCGATTATCCGAAGGTGCCTTGTACGGCGCCCACGGCGAGCCAGCTTAGGGATGTGCTGTGGTCGGAGCTCTCTAAGTGGGCGCGCCGGTCGAATGATCTGAGCCGGGCCCGCGGGCTTCCCGAAGGCCTCTGGCTGACGAGCCTCTTCAAGCTCACCCAGGACCGCATCGCCGATGCGGGTTCGCCAGACGAATGGTTCGCGGTCGCCAGGACCGCCCGAAAGGAAAATCCCGACGCGCTGCAGGGCTTTCACGCTTCCGGCGTGGTCATCAGCGCAGACGGCCTCTCCGTCGAGACGGTTGGTGATGACGGCCAGATCCTCTTCGTAGTGGAAGAGGCCTCAGGCGTACCGGACGAGATATTCGAAGTCGCCGAGGGCGCGCTGTCGAGTCATGGGGCTCGGCTGCTCATGGTCGGGAACCCGACCCGCAACATCGGATACTTCGCGCGATCACATAAACAGGACCGCAGCGACTACACGCCGCTGCATTTCTCATGCTCGGACAGCCCGCTCGTCGACCCAACCTACCGCGAGCGGCTGATCCGGAAGTTCGGCGAGGGCTCCAACGTCGTCCGGGTCCGCGCCGACGGCGAGTTCCCCAAGCGGGACGACGATACCCTCATCGCCTTGGAGGACGTCGAGGCCGCGATCGCGCGAGAGCCCCGATCAGATACCGCCGAGCGTCGCCTGGGCGTCGATGTCGCCAGGTTCGGAGATGATAGGACGGTGTTCATCCTGCGCGTCGGAAGCCGCGTCGAGAAATGCGTCATCCGGGCCAAGCAGGACACGATGACCACGGCGGGCGAGGCGAAGCTATTCCGACAACAGTGGAACGCTGATCGCATCTACGTCGACGCCAACGGCCTCGGCGCCGGGGTGGCGGACAGGCTGAAAGAACAGGGCGAAACCGTCGTCTCCGTCATGGTCTCCGAAGCAGCCCCCGAGCGGGAGCGGGCGATCTGGGATGGCGACAAGCAAAGGCGGCCTGAGGGCCAACCTTTCAAGCTGCGCGACTATCTGTGGATGGAGGTGGCGCGCTGGGTTCGCGAGGAAGAACCGTCGTTCGTCGAGCTTGATCGTGACATCGCCGAGGACCTGGCGGGCGAGCTGGCGAGCGTGAAATACCGCATCGACTCCTCGGGCCGGATCGTCGTCGAAAGCAAGGACGACATGAAGCGCAGGGGCCTGCGGTCTCCCGACCTCGCTGACGCGCTCGGGCTGACGTTCTCCGATGGGGGCGACTTCCTGGAGAACTTCATGCGGGCCTACCGCTGAGCGAGGTAGCCGATGACCAATAAGCCTCGCGTTCGTGTCCCGGCGGGCCGCGGCTATACGACCGACAGCTTCCAGAACTTGGAGGCTAGGCTCGGCGCTGACAGCGGCAACAGCATGGACGCGGCGGGCTATGCGCTCAGCAACCTGCTGACGCGCCGCCCTCGGAACCTTGAGTACGCCTATCGCGGCTCATGGGTCGTGGGCGCCGTGGTCGACAGCGTGGCCGACGACATGACCCGGGCGGGCGTGGACTTCGGGGCTGCGCTGAAGCCCGACGTGATCGGGGCAATGACCGAAGAGGCCAACGACCTCGAGCTCTGGGCGGCGCTGGGCGACACGGAGCGCTGGGCCCGTCTCTACGGCGGCGCCATCGGCGTCATCATGATCGACGGTCAGGACCTGGCTACGCCGCTGCGATTGGACACGATCGATAAGGGCCAGTTCAGGGGCGTGACGGTCCTGGATCGCTGGACGCTGTACCTCACGGTGGACCAGGTCCTTACCGGCATGGGTCCGAACATCGGCCGGCCGGAGTTCTATCAGGTTGGTCCCAACGCCCCGGCGCTGGTCGGAACGACGATCCACTACAGCCGCGTGATCCGCCGCGAAGGCATCAAGCTGCCGTTCTACCAGCGCCAGGCCGAGCAAGGTTGGGGCTTGTCGGTCGTGGAGCGCATGTACGACCGCCTGCTGGCCTTCGACAGCGCCACCACGGGCGCGGCGCAGCTGGTCTATAAGGCCTACCTCCGGACCCTGAAGAAGAAGGGCCTGAACCAGATCCTTGCCGCCGGCGGACCCGCGCTCGAGGCTCTGGCCAAGAACGTCGAGGCGATCCGCCGTTTCCAAACGACCGAGGGCCTGACCCTCATCGACGCGGAGGACGAGTTCTCGACCTACACCTACGCCTTCTCAGGCCTTGATCAGCTTCTCCTGCAGTTCGGCCAGCAGCTTTCCGGCGCCACCGAAATCCCGCTCGTGCGGCTCTTCGGTCAGTCGCCGGCCGGGCTGAACTCGACCGGAGAGAGCGACGTCCGCAACTATTACGACGGCATCAACGCCAAGCAAAACCGCCATCTCCGCCCCGGCGTGAACAAGGTTCTGAAGGTGCTGCACAAGTCGGTGACGGGCCTTCCCGTCCCGGATGGCTTCACCTTCACCTTCAACCCGCTGTGGCAGCTCTCCGACAAGGAGAAGGCCGACACCGGAAAGACCATCGCCGAAACGGTTACGGGAGCCTTCGACGCCGGCCTGATCGGCGAGCGGACCGCGCTGAAGGAGCTAAAGCAGTCCGCCGAAGTTACCGGCATCTTCTCGAACATCACCGACGAGCAGATCGAGGCCGCCGACGATGCTCCGCCTGAGCCGATGAGCGAGGCGCGCGGTCTCGACGACGGCGAGGCGCAGCCGGAGAAGACGCCCGAGGCCGAGGAAGAGCCGCCGCTGAGGCTGCGTCTCGCCTGATGCGGCCTGAGCCCTACAGCCGGTTCACCTTCGACAAGCGGGCCCCGGGCGAGCGCAGTTTCGTCCAGGCCCGCAAGGTCGAGCGCTACTACGGATCGCAGCTGCGGAAGATCGCGCGCCACATCGGTGAGATCGTCAGCGGCTCTCCGCCGTCGGACCTGATGCAGGCCGCCGCCTTGCGCGAGCGCCTGCGGAAGTATGCCGAGCTCATCACGCCGTGGGGCCGATCGGTCGCCGAGCGCATGCTGGCCGACGTCTCCCGCCGGGACCGCGACGCCTGGCGCTCGCGGGTCACGGAAATGGGCCAGCTGCTGCGGCGCGAGATCGACACCGCCCCCACGGGCATGGCGATGCGGCGGCTCCTCCAGGAGCAGGTTGCGCTGATCACCAGCCTGCCCACCGAGGCCGGCGAGCGCGTGCACCGCCTGACCGTCGAGGGCCTGGCCGACGGCGGCCGCGCTGCCCAGGTGGCCGAGGAGATCATGCGGATCGGGCAGGTGACCCGGAGCCGCGCCAATCTGATCGCGCGCACCGAAGTGGGCCGCGCGGCCACCACGCTGACGCAGACCCGGGCCGAGCATGTCGGCTCGACGGGCTACATCTGGCGGACGGCCGGCGATTCCGACGTGCGCGAGAGCCACCGCCGCATGGCGGGCAGGTTCGTGGCCTGGGACGACGCCCCGGTGCTGGACGGCCTCAAGGGGCACGCCGGCGCCCTGCCGAACTGCCGCTGCTACTGCGAGCCCGTTATTCCGGAGTTCTGACCATGGGCGGCTACCAGCCATCCTACGACGACAGGGCCGCGGCCCGCGCGCCCTCAGGCGGCTCTGCGGTGAGCCGCTCCTGCGAGCACACGTTCGAGGCCCGGCACGACAGGTTCGTCGCCGGGGAACTTTCGAAGGAAGTCTACGTCCGCGATGTCTGCACGAAGTGCGGCGCGACGGTCGAGCGCTAGGGAGTTCTGACTATGACCGCCTCCACGCCGGTGCTCCTGCCCGCCCTGCTGGCTGCCGCCCAGGCGGTGAAGGCGGCTGCGGGCAAGATCGTCTCGTACGAGATCTTCAACCCGGGCGCCGCCGTCGCCTACGTGCAGCTGATCGACAAAGCCTCGCCCACCGTGGGCACCGACGCGCCGAAGCTCAGCATCGGCATCAAGGCGGGCGACCGCGCGAGCGGCCAGCTGGACGCCTCGTTCCTGAACGCCATCTCGGCTGCAGCGACCACCACGGCGACTGGGTCGACGGCGCCCGCCACGGCCTTGGTGGCGAACTTCACGATCCGCTAGCCCGGTTCCTTCTCGGCACCGAGCACCCACAGCTTCACATCCAGCGCCTCAGCCGCGATCCGTGCCGGCTCGTCCTCGCCGGCAGCGATCCGCTGCAGGTGGCCTCTCAAGTGCTCGATGTGGTCCGCAGCCTGGCTCGCGGTCAGCTCCTCGGCCGGAACGCCGAGCTCGAGCGCCTCAACCCGCGCGCCATCGCGCAGCTCCTCGACGATGCCCTCAGGGGTGTCCCGCATCACCAACAGCCTACACCCGGAAGCGCGACGGTGCGCCCCCGGATCATGGAGAAAGCCCATGTCGCTCCCCGCTTACGTGCTGAAGGGTGTCAAGCGCGCCGCCATCTTCATGGCGGCCAGCTTCGTGTCCTCCGGCATCAACACCCGCAGCGTCACCGCCGGCATCGTCGCCTCGACGACGCACACCATCGCCGGCGGCACGCCGCTGACCACCGAGATCAACGTGATCGGGACGTGCGCGAACGCCGGGGATGCCGTCACCCTGCCGGTGCTGACGCCCGGACAGTCGTGCGAGGTCTATAACGCAGGCGCGGCGGCCGCCGGCGTCTACCCCGCCGCCTCGGGCGTGGCCATCGACGGCGGCTCGGCCGGCGCGGCGGTGACGCTGACCAACGGCAAACGGGCCAGGTTCACCTGCACGGCCGCGAACACGATCGTCTCGGCCCAGTTCGGGGTGGCGAGCGCCTGACCATGGCTCTCACCACCGACCGGGCCGTCGCTGACCTCGCGACCTACGCCCCGGAGCAAATCGGCCGCACCCGCTACCGGACGCCGGAAGGCTTCCTGTTCTGCGAGGGCGCGGTCATCGCCCGCACGGGGCCGATGCTCTACTCGGTCGAGGAGATGCCGACCATCGAGCCGGGCCCCTTCGGCAAGATGATCGTGGTCGAGCGAGACGCGGACGTCCTGTTCGATCCGGACTGCATCGCCTCCTACGCCGGCAAGCCGGTCACCAACGACCACCCGCCCGTGCCAGTGACGCCGGAGAACTTCAAGGAGTTCGCCGTCGGCGTGATTCTCAACCCGCGGCGCGGGGAGGGCGTCGAGGCCACCTGCCTGATCGGCGACCTGCTGATCACCGAGGCGCAGGCGATCGCCGACGTCGAGGCCGGGAAGGTCCAACTCTCGCCCGGCTACGACAGCGACGTCGAACAGATCCGGCCGGGCCAGGCCCGGCAGACCAAGAACGTGGGCAACCACACCGCCCTCGTCGACCGTGCCCGAGGCGGGCCCGGGATGCACATCAAGGATTCTGAGCAAGAGGAGCCGCCCATGGCGACCCGCAATACCCGCCGTCTCCTGGACGGCATCCGGAAGGCCTTCAAGAACCGTGACGAAGCCGCGCTCGAGGAGAACCTCGGCAAGGCCGAGGAGGTCATGGACGACGAGGAGGATGGCGACGGCGACGGCAAGACCGTCGTCATCAAGATCGAAGGCGCCGCGCCCGCGGCCGCCGCCGAATCCATCGACGAAGGCGGCGAAGGCGAGGGCGGCAAGGAAGACCCCTACGAGGCCCGCTTCAAGGCCCTGGAGGATTGCGTCGGCTCGATGAAGGACGCCTTTGAGGGCCTGAAGACGGCGCTGGCCGGCTCCGGCACCCAGGACGGCGAGTCCGACGGAGATGGCGAGAAGAAGAAGGAAGGCGAGGGCGACGACGACCAGACCACCGACGAGGAGGCCGCCGAGGAGGAGAAGGAGGCCGAGAAGTCGCAGGTCCAGGACGCCATGTCGAAGGCCGAAATCCTGGCTCCGGGCGTGAAGCTCCCGACCAAGGACAGCGCCACCGGCAAGATCACCCGCGCCGCCGTCACCGATCTGCGCCGCCGCTCCCTGAAGACCGCGCTCGCCGACGGCAAGCGCAAGCCGCTGATCGAGCCGATCGTCTCCGGCCGCGACATCGACAAGATGCGCCCTTCCGAGGTGACGATGCTCTTCGATGCCGCGGCGCAAGTGACCAAGGTCGCGAACAACGCCGGCACTGGCGCGCGCGCCTTCGATGTGCCGCAGGGCCGGATGACCCCGGCCAAGTACCAGGAGCTCATCCAGCAGCGCCGTAAGGACGGCGTCATCTAGCCCCAGCCCGTCGCCGACAGGCGCACGGCCCACCAGCGATCCAGAGGAGCCATCACATGGTCGCTATCACCACCCGGATGGGCGCGGGCTTTCCCGGCCGCATCACCCGTTCGGACAGCCTGACCGTCGAGCAGGAAATCATCGACAGCGGCACGCCTCCCACCATCTACGGCGGGTTCGTGAAAACCGTCTCCGGCAAGCTGCAGCCGGTCGCTTCCGGCGACGCGGCGGGCGCCTACAACGTCCTCGTCAACCCCTACCCGACGCAGTCCTCCACCACGGGCCTCGGCTCGTCTCCGACGCCGCCCACCAGCGGCGTCGCCGACGTTCTGAAGCGCGGCTACGTCGCCGTGCCGCTGAAGCTCGGCACTGCGGCAAAGGACGGCCAGGTCTACGTCGTCACCACCGCTGGTGGCACGGTCGTGGTCGGCGACATCGTCACCTCGGCCTCGCCTGCGGGCGGCGGCACGGCGGTCGCCGTCACGAACTGCTTCTTCACGGGCCCTGCGGACAGCAACGGCTTCGTGGAGATCAGCAAGAACATCAACGCTTAATCAGGGGGCCATTGAGCCATGAAGCCTCTCCACATCATCATGGGGACGTCGGCCCTCGTCGCCGTCACCGGCGCCGCGGCCCACGCCGTCGCGTCGGTGGCCAAGCGCAGCGATCTGCCCGCGCCCCACGTCCGTCGGCACTTCCTTACCGACGAGTTCGTCACCTACGACCAGGCGACGCTGGACAGCGCCGGCGCCTTCCTGATCGGGGAGCTCGAGCGCCTCGACCCGACCATCCACGAACCCCTCGTCGAGGTGTCGTGGAGCCGGGACATCGACCTGCGCACCGACGTGCAGATGGGGGACGAGCACTCCTCGTTCACCGTCTCGACGTTCGGCTCCGTGGGCGGCGCCAGGCCGGCCGGCATCAGCTGGGCGGGCAAGGCGACCACCACCCTGCCGCGCGCCAACGTCGACATCGGCAAGATCACCAACGACCTGACGCTCTGGGCTGAGGAGGTGAGCTACACCGTCCCCGAACTCCAGTCGGCGCAGATCACCGGCCGGCCGATCGACTCCCAGCAGCTGACCGGGCTCAACCTCAAGCACCAGATGGACACTGACCAGCTGGTCTACGTGGGCGACACGGACATCGGCGCGACGGGCTTGGTGAACCACACCCTGGTCACCAACAGCTCGAACGTGGCGAACGGGGCGAACGGCTCGCCGCTGTGGATCAACAAGACCCCGGACGAGATCACCGCCGACTTCAACGAGGTGCTCACCTCGGCCTGGGCGGCCTCGGGCTATAAGGCGCCGCCGAACAAGGTCCTGGTGTCGCCGAATCCCTACGGCTACCTCGCCACGACCAAGATCGGCGACGCCGCGCAGACCTCCGTCATGAAGTACGTGATGGAGAACAACGTCTTCACCGCCCAGTACAAGAAGGACATCGAGATCGTCCCGGTGAAGTGGCTCGACAAGGCCAACATCAACGGCCCGGGCGGCGCGGCGGCGACCTACGACCGGATGGTCGCCTACAGCCAGAACCCGAACTACGTGCGCTTCCCGATGGTGCCGCTGCAGGCCATGCAGCCCCAGTACCGGGGCATCTGGATCGCCGTCCCCTACTACGGCCGCCTCGGCCGGGTGGAGTACGTCTATCCGGAAACCTGCGCCTACCGCGACGGCATCGGCTAAGGCCTACCACCGCCACAGAGCATCGGGGGCGGTCTTCGGGCCGCCCCTTTTCTCCGCCCCGGCAAGCGGATGAAGGGGACACGGCGCTAACCCCGCCGCTGGCCTAGCCTCGGCCCCGCATCCGCTTCCCCGGACGAAGAGGGAAATCCCATGCCCACCATCAAGGTTGCGAAGCCGTTCAAACTCCTGCTGGCGGCGAACGAGAAGCCGGTCGAGTACGGCGTCGGCGAGCACGAAGTCTCCGACGAGGTGGCCAACCACTGGCACACCCAGCCGCACCTGGAGGGCAACGACAGCGTGGCAGAGCCCGAAGGCCGCCAGAGCGAGCTGGGCCAGGAGGGCAACGACTCCGTCTCGGGCGGGGATGACGATGACGCCGTATCCGAGCCGAAGCCGGCCGGCCGCGGCAAGGCCAAGGGCTAAGCCGGGCCGCCCATGGACCTCGCCGCCTTCCGAGCCGCCTATCCGGAGTTCGACACGACGGACTACCCAGACGGGATGGTCAGCCCCTATGTCACGCTGGCTCCGCTGCGGGTCGGCGCCGACGCCTGGGGGGACCTGGCGGACTTCGGCCAGGGGCTCTGGATCGCCCACAACGTCGTGATGGCGAAGCGCCGCGCCAAGGCGGCAGCCGTCGGCGCGGTGCCCGGCGCCACGCAGGGCGTGCAGACCGCGAAGGCGGTGGACAAGGTGAGCGCGTCCTACGACGCCGCCTCGGTCACGATCGAAGGGACTGGGAACTGGAACGCCACCGACTACGGCGTGCAGTTCTGGCAGTACGCGGAGCAGATGGGCGCGGGCGGGCTGCAGCTGTGAGCCTGAAGGTCACCAAGGACTCGGTGGCCCAGGTCCTGAAGTCGATCCGCGAACTGACGAAGCATGAGGTGCTTGTCGGCATCCCGGCCGACCACTCCGAGCGGAAGCCCGATCCCGACGAGACGGAGGCCGCCAACAACGCCCTCATCGGCTACGTCATGGAGAACGGCTCGCCGGCGCGAAACATCCCGGCCAGGCCGCACATGAAGGCCGGCGTGGAGAGCGCCCGGGACGAGATCGTGCGGCGCTACGAGGATGGCGGGAAAGCGATCCTCGACGGCCGCATCAAGGACGCCGACAAGGTCCACAACGCGGTCGGCCTGATCGCCGAGAACTCCATCAAGCGCAAGATCACGGACGGCCCCTTCGCACCGCTCGCGCCGCGCACGCTCGCCGCCCGCAAGCGCCGCGGCCGCACCGGCGACAAGCCCCTGATCGACACCGGCCAGTACAGACGGGCGATCACCCACGTCATCCGTCCGAAGTAGCGGGAGGCCGCCATGCCCGACCTCGACGTCTCGGACGTGCTCCTCGATCCGGACTTCGCCGAGCAGCTGGCCATCCAGCGGCGCACCCAGACGATGGTGAAGGGGCGGCCGTCGATGACCACCGCCACGATCTCGCCGGCGCCGTGGGGTGCGGTGATCCCACAAAATGACGTGCCGATGCAGCGCGGGCCCAATCAGCAGCACCTACCGCGCCTGCTTCAGGTGCACACCCAGTTTCGCCTTCGGGGCGCCAGCAAGGATCCGGACACCGGCGCCGATCTGCCCCCCGACCTGATCGTCTGGAACGGCGACACCTTCATCGTGAACAAGGTCCAGGACTTCAGTCGCTTCGGCGCGGGCTTCATCCAGGCCGACTGCTCGTCCACCGACCCGACCGACAACGAGCCCGCCTGATGCCGAACGACAGCTCGACCGGCGGCTATCTGCTGCCCGCGGCCACACCCGCGCCGATCGAGGACGACGCGCTCGACGACTTCCTCGGCGACGTGGTGGGCGCGATCACCGGCCTCGACCGCGACAACTACGTGCGGCCGCGCTGGCAGCTCGACCCGCCCAACCTCCCGGCGCGGAACGTGAACTGGGTCGGCGTGGGCGTGATCAACCGTAAGGCCGATACCTACGCCGTGGAACGCTGGGACCCGGACGCGGCAAACGGCGCGGGCGCACAGACCCTGGTGCGGCACGAAAGCCTCGAGGTGCTCTGCAGCTTCTACGGGGCCGCCTGCCAGAAGAACGGCGCGAACCTCCGCGACGGCCTGGCCGTGGCGCAGAATCGGGAAGCCCTGTTCCTCGCCGGGATGGCGCTGACGGAGACCAGCGACCTCACCAAGGCGCCGGAGATGATCAAGTCCGCCTGGTACCAACGCGCCGACCTGACGGTCTACTTCCGCCGCGAAATCCGCCGCGAGTACCCGGTGCTGACGCTGCTCTCCGCGCGGGGGACCATCATCACCGATGTGGGACTGACCCGCAGCATCAACGCCGATCCGGAGCAGCAGCTCGATTTCACCGAGCCCGGCAACTCCGGGCTCATCCCCGTCGTCTAGGAGGCTGCCGTGGCCGTCGCGAAGGAACAGCCCGTCGGCCTTCCCGTGCAACGTCTCATCACGGTGACGCTCGATTTCTCCCCCACCGGCGACGAAGCGACCGTCCAGGGGCCGTTCGTGCCGCCTGACACCACGTCTTCTCTCGACTTCTCCGACCCGGCGAACTCCGAGCTCCTGCCCGCCATCTAGCGCGCCGGCCGGACCGCCACAGCCTCCACCGCCCAGCCCCAAGGGGGATAGCCCATGCCGAGTGGCCTACCGGTTTCGCGCCTGATCAGCGCGAACGTGAACCTGAACCCCGCCGCGGCGGCGTTCGCCAACATCAACAGCCTGCTGATCCTGGGCGACTCCGACGTGATCGACACCGACACTCGGATCGTCTCCTACGGTAACCTCGACGAGGTGGCGGCCGATTTCGGCACCACCGCGCCGGAGTACCTGGCCGCCGCGCTGTACTTCAGCCAGCTGCCGAAGCCGGGCCAGGTCTACCTCGGCAAGTGGGCGCGCACCGCGACCTCGGGCCGCCTGATCGGCGCGGCGTTGACCACCGCCCAGCAGGCGCTGACGAACTTCACCGCGATCAGCACAGGCGCGCTGAAGCTCGCGATCGACGGTGCCGCCGCTACTACTCTGACGGGCCTGAACTTCTCGGCCTGCGCCAACCTCAACGCGGTCGCGGCGGTGATCAACACCGCGCTGGCTGCGGCGGCGACGTGCGTCTGGGACGGCGAGCACTTCGTCATCAAGAGCGCCACCACCGGCTCGTCCTCTAGCGTCGGCTTTCCCACCGCCCCCGCGTCGGGCACGGACATGAAGGCGCTGCTAGGCCTGGTGCAGGCCTCGGGTGCCCGGACCGTCGTCGGCGTTGTGGCCGAATCCGCCGACGCCGCCGCAGCCCTCATCGATGCGTTACCGACCTACTGGTATGGCCTGATGCTCGCTTCGGCGAGCGTGGTCGACGCCGACCACCTGGCGATCGCGGCCTACATCGAAGCTGCCACCCGGCCGCACGCTTACGGCCTCACCACCTCGGCCGCCGCGGCGATCGACGGGGCCTCGACCACCGACATCGGTTCGCAGCTGGAGGTCGCGGGCTACAAGCGCACGTTCGGCCAGTACTCGACCAGCAGCCCCTACGCGGTGGCGTCGATGTTCGGCCGGGCGCTGACCACCGACTTCAACGCCAACAACTCCACCATCACCCTGATGTACAAGCAGGAGCCGGGCGTGGCGGCGGAGCAGCTGACCACCGCCCAGGCCGACGTGCTGGACGCGAAGCGGTACAACTACTTCGTCGCCTTCGACAACTCGACCGCCATCATCGTGGGCGGCCGGATGTTCGGCGACGCCTACATCGACGAGATCGTCGGCCTCGATTGGTTCGCGAACCGGGTGCAGACCGACGTGTGGAACCTGCTCTACGGCAGCGACACCAAGATTCCGCAGACCGACGCCGGCAACCAGCAGATCGCCAACGCCATCGAGGCGAGCTGCGTCGCGGCGGTGAACAACGGGCTCCTGGGTCCGGGCACGTGGACGAACACCGGCTTCGGGCAGCTGAAGCAGGGGCAGTTCATGGCGAAGGGCTACTACGTCTACGCCCCGCCGATCGCCAGCCAAGCCTCCGCGGATCGGGCCGCCCGCAAGTCGGTGCCGTTCCAGGTCGCCGCCAAGCTCGCCGGCGCGGTCCACACCGCCGACATCACCCTCAACGTGAACCGCTAAGGCAGGGGCGCTAGACCATGGCTACCTACAGCTTTCTGAACGTCCATGCCGCGATCACGGGGCCGGGCGGATCGTTCCCCCTCGGCTCCGGCGTCGGCGCCGCGGAGGAGGGCATCTCCTTCGAGATGGCGGAGGAGAAGAACACCATGACCGTGGGCGCCGACGGCGAGGGTATGCACAGCATGCACGCCGGCAAGGCGGCGAAGATCACGGTGCGCCTCCTCAAGACCTCGCCGGTGAACGGCCAGCTCTCCCAGATGTACGACATCCAGAGCCAGTCGAGCGCGGTGTGGGGTCAGAACGTGATCACCATCAACGACAGCGCCCGCGGCGACGTGATCGCGCTGCGCCAGGCTGCCTTCGTGAAGCTCCCGAACGTCAACTACGCCAAAGAGGGCGGCGTCATCGAATGGGAGTTCCAAGGCATCAAGGCCGACGCTCTCCTGGGCAGCGGCCAGCCTGAGGCCTGACCATGGCGGAGAGGGAGATCGCCGGCGTCAGCTATCGGATCGACAAGCTGGACGCCATGAAGCAGTTCCACGTCGCGCGGCGCCTCGCGCCCGTGATGGGGAAGCTCGCCGGCAACATCGGAGCCGACAAGGACGCGGACCTGTTCGCCATGCTCGGGCCGGTGAGCGAGGCGGTGGCCGAGATGCGGGACGAGGACGCGAACTACGTGATCTCGACCTGCCTCTCCGTCTGCAGCCGCCCGAACCCGCATGGGACCGGCTTCAGCCCGGTGGCGGCGCCCAACGGCCGGATCATGTTCCAGGACGTTGAGCTGCCGCAGATGCTGCAGCTGGTGTGGGCCGTCATCGAGGAGAACCTCGGCGGTTTTTTCGCCGCGATCCCGTCGATCTCCGCGGCTCCGGAGGCGGAGTCCCAGAAGGGGTGAGCCTCCTCAGCCTGCCGGGCGGTGAGGACTGGGTCATGCGCCCGGTCCTGCGCGGCCTCTGCAAGCTGGAGAGCCTATTCGACGGAACATTGAGCATCGAGCAGATCGCGCTCGCGAACGACGCTCTGGACGTGGCTGACGAGAACGACCGCAGGATCAGGGAGGCGCTGTCACGGCAATGAGCGACGCCTCCATCATCAAGGAATTCCTGGTCGGCCTCGGCTTCAAGATCGACGAGGCGGGCTTCAAGAAGTTCTCCGCCGGCGTGAAGATGGCCACCAAGGTGGCCGCGGAGCTCGGCAAGGGAGCGGTGGAGGCGGGCCTCGCCGTGGAGGCGGCCGTCACCAAGGTCTCGAAGCAGTTCGAGGATCTGTACTACGCCTCCCAGCGGATCAACTCGTCGGTCGAGAACATCCGGGCCATGGACTACGCCATCACGCAGATGGGCGGGTCCGCGGCCGGCTCCCGCGCGGCGATGGAAAACATCGCCGAGTTCATGCGCTCGAACCCCGGCGGCGAGCGGTTCATCCGCAGCCTGGGCGTGGACACCCGCGAGGCCAACGGCCAGCTGCGCGACACCGCCGACATCATGCAGGAGCTCGGCGCCCGCTTCCGCGCCATGCCGTACTACGCGGCCAAGGTGCGGGCGAGCATGCTCGGGATCGACGAGCGCACCCTGCAGGCGATGATCCGCGGCACAGACGAGTTCTCCGACCGCTACCGGAAGATGGCGCGCTCGGTCGGCGTCGATCAGCAGGCGGCAGCGAAGGCCGGCCACGAGTTCATGGTCGACATCCGCGACTTGCTCGCGCTCATCACCCTGACCGGCGAGAAGCTGATCCTCGTCTTCGCCCCAATCGCTCACGTCATCATCCAGGCCCTCGTGGCGCTGCACGGCGTCACCCATGGGCTCTCGACCGACCTGCTGGTGCTGGCGGGCGCCGCGGGTGCGGTCTGGGTTCCCCTGAAGCTCCTCGCCCATTTCTTCCCCGAGCTATTCGAAGGGTTCGAAGGCGTTTCGGCTGCGGCCGAAGCGCTGGTGGTGGTCCTATCCGGCCCGGTCGGCTGGATCCTTGCCCTGGTGGCGGCGATCAGCGCGGTGCTGCTGTCCAGCAAGAAGTTCCGCGACGAGCTGGGCGATCTCGTCACCACCGGGCTGCAACCGCTGCAGGATGCCCTTGGCGACGTAGGCAAGGCCTTCTCAGAGGTGGCCGCTGCGTTCCAGCCGGTGTGGGACACGCTGCGCCCGATCCTGGCGGCGATCGGGGCCGGCCTGCTCCGGCTGCGCGATGCCTTCGTCGGCACCTTCGGCGACCAGGTTCTTAACGGGGTGCGAGGCGCGATCCAGTTTCTCGCCACCGACCTTCACCTCCTGGCCGACGGCATCCGGCTCATTCTCGACCTCCTCACTGGCCGCTGGGCGAAAGCTTGGGCCGATGCCGGAAAGACGGCCAGGGACGCCCTCGCCGGGGCGAAGGCTGTCTGGGATGCGCTCCGTGGGCAGAAGTCCACGCCCGTCGCCCCGCAGGCCTCGGCGCGTGGCTACGCGTTGCCTCCGGTCCCGAACGGTCCGGGCGCGCTGCAAGGGGTGCGGAGTGTCGGCGAGCAGATCGTCGCCTACTTCCAGAGCCACGGTTTCAGCCGGGAGAACGCCCAGGGCATCGCCGCCGGCGCCTTCGCCGAGACGCGGCTCAACCCGAACGCCGTCAACCCCACCTCCGGCGCCTTCGGCATCGGCCAGTGGCTCGGCGCCCGCAAGGCCGAGCTGTTCCGCCGCTACGGCCCGCACCCGACGCTCGCGCAGCAACTCGAGTTCATGCTGTGGGAGCTGACGCACAGCGAGTCCCGCGCCGGCGCCACGATCCGGCGGCAGGACTCGGCGCGCGGCGCCCTCGAGGCGTACGTCCGGTCCTTCATGCGCCCGGGCGAGGGCACGGCCGGCGACCTGGCGCGCGGGGCGCAGTACCTCGCCGCCCAAGAGAACCGCCCAGTCCTGGCGACCGTCTCCACGCCGCCCAACGTCGTGCTGACCCAGAGGACCGACGTGCACGTCCATGGCGGCGCCGATCCGGCGGCGACGGGCCGCCAGGTGGCCAACGAGCAGGGCCGGGTGAACGGCGACCTGCTCCGCAACGCCAAGAGCGCCCTCAGCTAGGAGTGCCGCATGGCGGGCCTGATCGACCTCATCACGTTTCGGCCGAAGCGGGCGATCGGCTCGATTTCGGCCTACGTGACCATCGAGGAGCAGCACACCGACGAGCTGACCATCACCCAGCATCCGGTGGAGCAGGGGGCGGCGATCACCGATCACGCCTACAAGAACCCGGCGCAGCTGGTGATCCGGGCGGGCTGGTCGAACGCGAGCCTGCCGTCGCTCGGTGATGCGGTGCTGGCGGCGCTCGGCGGCGACATCGGCGCGCTGGCCAGGCCCAGCTACGCGCAGGAGGTCTACGAGAAGCTCCTGAAGCTTCAGAGCGCCCGAGCGCCCTTCGACATCTACACCGGCAAGCGCCGCTACAAGAACATGCTGATGCGGTCGCTCGCCACCACGACCGATCAGAAGACCGAGAACGTGCTCATCGTCACCGCGGCGTTCCAGGAGGTGATCCTGGTGCAGACGCAGGCGACGACGCTTCCCGACCCGTCGGCGCAGGCCGACCCGTCCAAGACCGCGGCCGTGCAGAATGCCGGAGTGAAGCAGCTTACGCCGTCGCCTCAGGCCGACACGACGGCGGCGGGCATCATGGCCGGGGACGGTGGATGATCGTGCACTCCTCCGAGATCCCGCTGAGCCCGTCGCCGCAGCGGTTCACCATCACCCTCGCAGGGACGAGCTACGAGCTGACCTTCATGTGGCGTGAGACCACGGAGGGCGGCTGGTTCCTCGACATCGCCGAGCCGGGGGCCGCGCCGATCATCCAGGGAATACCGCTCGTCATCGGCGTCGATCTCCTGAAACAGTACGGCTATTTGGGCATCGCGGGCTCGCTCATCGTGATGAAGGACGACGAGCCCACCGTCGACCCGACTTTTGATGATCTCGGCGTCCTGAGCCACGTCTACTTCGTGACCACATGAGCCAGCAGTACCTCCGCAAGGTCGGGCTGCTGGTCGGGGACGCGACGGGCCAGGGGCTCGACCTCTCCGAGCTGCGCATCGAGTTCAAGGTCCGGCAGTGGGACCTGCAGACGCCGAACAGCGCCTTCATCCGGGTGTGGAATCTCTCCGAGGCGACCATGCGCCAGGTGCAGGGCGAGTTCACCCGCGTGGTGCTTCAGGCGGGCTACCAGGACGGCCCGTTCGGGACCATCTTCGACGGGTCGATCATCCAGCCGAAGCGCGGCCGGGCGAACGCCACCGACACCTATCTCGACATCGTCGCGGCCGATGGGGACCAAGCCTACAACTTCGCCGTCGTGAACACGTCCCTGGTCGCCGGCGCGACGCCGAAGGACCAGGTGAACGCCGTCGTCGGTGCCATGGGCCAGCACGGGGTGATGCAGGGCTATGTGCCGGACCTGCCGGCGAACGCGCTGCCGCGTGGCAAGGTGCTGCACGGCATGGCCCGCGATCACCTGCGGGACCTGGGCGCTTCGACCGACACGAAGTGGTCGATCCAGAACGGCTCGGTGCAGATGGTGCCGCTGAAGGGCGTCCTGCCGGGGCCCGCCGTGGTGATCAACTCCGCCTCGGGGATGATCGGCATTCCCGAGCAGACGCAGGAGGGGATCAAGGTCCGCACCCTGCTGAACCCCGACATCAAGATGGGCCGGGCGGTGCAGATCAACAACGCCGATATCAACCGCGCCCAGCTCGACGTCAGCCTGCAAGGACAGCTGCAGAACGCCTTCCTGCCGCGGGTCACGGATGACGGCTTCTACCGCGTGATCGTCGCCGAGCAGAGCGGCGATACCCGGGGCAACGACTGGTACACCGACCTGATCTGCATCGCGCTGGACGACGGCGTGACGCCTGGGCTGGTCTCGAAGGGCTACGGCTGATGGACCAGAGGGAGCGGGCAAACGAGTTCCAGGAGGCGTTGCGGGCGGCCCTCGACGGACGCCTCGCCGACCTCTGGACCTCCGGCCCTGGCATTATCGAGGCGGTCGACGCCGACCGGCAGGTGGCCACCGTGCAGCCCGCCATCCAGCGGCCCTATCGCGGCCCGGACGGCACGGTGCAGATGTTGACCTTGCCACTGCTGCTCGACTGCCCGGTGCAGTTCCCAAGCGGCGGCGGCGTGACGCTGACCTTCCCGGTGGCGAAGGGCGACGAGTGCCTGGTGGTGTTCGGCGCCCGGTGCATGGACAGCTGGTGGCAGTCGGGCGGGATCCAGCCCCCGGCCGAGTTCCGCATGCACAGCCTGAGCGACGGCTACGTCATCCCAGGCGTGCGGTCGCAGCCGCGGAAGCTGACGGCGGTCTCGACCACCAAGGCGCAGCTGCGCAACGACGCCGGCGACACCTTCGTGGAGCTCGACCCGGCCGGCAAGACGCTGCACCTCACCGCGCCCAACGGGGCGACGATCGACGCGAACACCACGATCAACGGGTCGCTGCACGTCACGGGGGACATCACCTGCGACGCCACGGTGACCGGCACGGCCGACGTGGTGGGCGGCAGCAAGAGCCTGAAGACCCACGTCCACACCGACCCGCAAGGCGGCAACACGGGAGCGCCAGTCTGATGCGGTACCGCGCCCTCGACGCGAACGGCGACATGACGTTCGGCCACAGCAAGGCGGACTTTCTCGTCGACAGCCCCGAGGCCGTGGCCCAGGTGCTGAAGACCCGCTTCGGCCTTGCGACGGGGGAGTGGTTCCTCGACGTGACCGAAGGCACGCCGTACGGCGCCGACATCCTCGGGAAGAGCAACCGGGCGACCTACGACCAGGCGATCCGCGGGCGCATCCTCGACACTCCGGGCGTCTCGGCCATCAACACCTACTCGAGCTCGCTGGTCGACCGCCGGCTCACCGTTGTGGCCGAAATCGAGACGATCTACGGGCCCGTCATCGCGACCTTTAAGGGTATTGCGCCCGGCGGTACGCCGACGCCTGCGCCCTCCACCGCCCTCGACTTCTTCTTCCCGGATAATTCCGGCCTGTTGCCCGCGATCTAGGAGGCGCGCCCGATGACGACGTACCCCCTGGCCACGCTCTCAGCGCAGGTCACAGAGACCGGGATCGCGGCGCCGGCCTACATCGACATCCTGCTCAGCCTGAAGGCCAGCTACCAAGCCATCTACGGCTCCGACGTCTACCTCGAGGCCGACAGCCAGGATGGGCAGCTGCTGGCCATCTTCGCTCAGGCGATCAGCGACGCGAACTCCACGGCCATCGCGGTCTACAACGCCTTCAGCCCGCAGACGGCCAAGGGGGTGGGCCTGTCGCGGGTGGTGAAGATCAACGGCATCGAGCGGCAGAACGGCTCGAACTCCACAGCGGATGTGACTCTTATCGGCCAGGTTGGCGCCCTGATCGTGGACGGCGCCGTGGGCGACGCGGCGAACAACCGCTGGACCCTGCCATCGCCGATCACCATTCCCGACGCCGGCGAGATCGTCGTGACAGCGACCTGCGCTGTGGCGGGCGCGGTGTCCGCGGCTGCGGGCAGCATCAGAAAGATTCTGACCCCCACGCTAGGCTGGCAATCGGTGACCAACGCGGCAGACGCGACGCTCGGCTCCGCCGTTGAGGACGACGTGGCCCTCCGTCAGCGCCAGGGCAAGTCGGTGGCGCGCCCCTCGATCACCGCCCTTGAGGGCCTCATCGGCGAGGTGGCGGACGTCTCGGGCGTGACCCGGCTCAGGGCCTACGAGAACGACACCGCAGCGACCGACGACAACGGCCTGCCGCCGCACTCGGTGGCCCTCGTGGTCGATGGAGGCGACGCGCTGGACGTGGCCAAGGCGATCGCGTCGAAGAAGACCCCGGGCGCCTACACGTACGGCGCCACCAGCGAGAGCGTGCCCGACATTTTCAACGTGCCGCACACGATCCGCTTCTTCCGGCCGACCGAGAAGCGAGTGGACGTGACTGTGACGATCCACGCCCTGACCGGCTACACCAGCGCCATCGGCGTCGAGATCCAGAACGCGGTCTCCACCTTCATCTCCAAGCTCGACATCGGCGACGACGTGCTGCTGACCCGGCTCTATGTCCCGGCCCAACTCAGCGGGGCGGGGGACTCGTCCACCTACGAGGTGACGAACCTGCAAATCTGCTTCGACGGAGGCTCGCTGGGCACGGCGGACCTGGTGGTGGCATTCAACGAGGCGGCGTTCTGCGATCCTGCGGACGTGACCATAGTGGTGATCTGAGATGGCCACCTCTGACGACTACCTCGCCCTCGTCACCCCGGAGCACATCGGCAAGCCCCGGTTCGTCGCCAGCCTGGCCGTCCTGGTGCAGCCCGTCGCGGAGACGGTCACTACGGCGCTTCGGCTGCCGGAAGCCTTCGATCTCGACGAGGCCAACGGGCCGCAACTCGACATCATCGGCCTTTGGGTGGGCGCGCCGCGCAACGTCTCGGTGCCGCTGAGCGGCGTCTACTTCACCTTCGACGACGACAACCTCGGATTCGACGCCGGCTACTTCAAAGGCCAGTTCGACCCGGTGGAGGGCCTGGGCCGCCTCGACGACGACAACTACCGGATCCTGCTGCGGGCGAAGATCAGGGCCAACCACTGGGACGGCACGCTCGACGTGGCGCGTTCGGTGATGGCCGACCTGATCCCGAACAACCTGGTCTACGTGCAGGACAACCAGGACATGAGCATGACCGTCGGGGTTGTCGGGCCCGCGCTCGACGCCATCCTGAAGAGCCTCATGACCGGCGGCCACCTCGCGCTCAAGCCCGAGGGCGTGAGCATCGACACCTATCTCGTTCCGAGCCCGAGCGAACCAGGCGCCGTAGAGCCCGAAGCCCGGTTCTTCGGCTTCGACGCCGAGGGCGACGTGATCGTGGGTTTCGACGCCGGCGCATGGGGCGTCCAGGCCTGATCGGACCCGCTGACCAGCTTCCATTCTGAGGGGAGGGCGCATGCCCACTAACGACATCCTGCCGTTCGGCTTGGACGGCGGCGCCAACGTGATGACCCAGGCCGACTACCTGGCGCTCACGGCCCGCACGACCGGCTTCCAGCCGGGCATCGCCCGGTCGGAGCAGCTGAACAAGGTCTGGCGGCAGTCGGCCTTCATCGCTCAGATGATCGCCCAGTTCATCGTCGACGAGGCGGAGGTGGACGTGCGCGACGACGGCGACAGCGCCACCATGCTCGCCCACTTCATCACCGCGGTGCAGGCTGCGGCGACCTCGGGCGGCGGCTTCAACCTCCACGACTGGCTCTCGAAGAACGCCAACTACACCGCCTACAGCAAGGACCGCATCCTCTGCGACGTGAGCGCGGCGGCCTTCACCATCGAGTGCCCGGCCACGCCGACCGCACTGGCCACCGAGTTCTGGGTCGCCGGCAACTTCGCCACGCACAACCTCACCCTCGACGGCAATGGCGAGCTCTTCGACCTCGGCACCTTCGGCACCAGCGCGACCGTGACTCTGAACAAGGACAACCTCATCGCCCACGTGCTGTACGACGGCGCGCACTGGCGGGTCGGCTCGGGCGTCTGATGGAACTCTGGAGCGATCTCTACAGCGCCCGCCATCTGATCGACCGGCAGTTCTACGGAACGCCGGGCTCGACCACGATCACGGCGCCCGCCAAGGCCGCCTTCATCCGCGTCAGCCTGGTCGGGGCCGGCGGCTGGGCCAATGGCGGCTTCGGCGGCGGCGCGGCGTTCGCTCGGGTGAAGACCACCTGCGCACCGGGAGACCAGTTCTCGCTGCAGATCGGCGACACGGCTCATACGCTGGGCGCCGGCGACGCGTCGGGCGATAGCCTGCTGAAGACGACGCCGGGCAACGTGGTGCTGGTGAAGGCCGAGCGCGGCAAGGGCACAGGGCCGGGCCTTGCGGCGAACAGCACGGGCGACATCAAGCGCGACGGCTCGGCCGCGGGCGTGAGCCAGGGAGGGGCGTGCGCCGGCGACGACGCCGATCCGGTCCCGCTGGGCTTCGGCGGCCGCGGCGGCAAGTCCTTGATGGGCCCCGTGCCGGGCGGGGGCGGGGGCAAGAACTACGTCGAGTACGCCGGCTCCGGCGGCTTCCAGTTCCTCTGGACGATCGTCCCCGGAAATGGCCGCGCCTGCGTCGAGTTCTTCGACCAAGACCCGGGGTACGCATGACTATCACCTGGACGGGCCTGTTCCCCGATGAGGCGCTGCTGCTCGGCCGCGTCTGGTACAAGGATCCCGGCGCCTACAGCCTTGTGGTCCCGTCGTCGTTCTCGCTCTACCCGAGTGTCACGCCGGCCTATGTCCGCGCGATGTGCGTCGGCTCAGGCGGCCAGGGCGATCATTGGGGCGGCGGCTCTGCCTATGCCCGCGCGGTCTCGGCCGTGGCCGTGGGCGAGGCGCTCTCGATCCAGTGCGGCGACGTCGGGACGGCCTCCATGATGAACGACAGCTTCGTCAAGCACGCCAACGGAGCGGTGATCGTCTACGCCGACCGCGGCCGGGGCGCCGGCGTGCGCGGAGTGGCGGCGAACAGCACGGGCGATGTGACCCGGGACGGTCAGCCAGGTGGCGCCAACTTTGGCGGCCCCTGCGGCTCGGACGCCGGCGACTACGCCCGCGGCGGGTTCGGCGGCGTCGGCTCAGACTACAACCACACCATCCCGGCCGACTTCGGTTGCGGCGGGCACATCCTGGGCTACGTGAACGAATACGGGATCGACCAGGGCCATGTCGCCTGGACCTCGGGCACGGGGCTGGTCTGCCTCGAGTTCTTCGACGGCAAGCCCGGATACTAGGCCGCGCCTCGCCGGCCGCCCTTCACCACAAGGAAGATGACCATGCGCTTTCCATCCGGCGCCGCCCTTGCGGCGGTGGCCGCCCTCATCGCCTGCGTTGCGCCTGCGCACGCCGACAACTATCCCGTCCGCGACGGCGCGGGAGCGACCCAGAGCTTCTGCTCCAAGCTGGTCGGCGGCCTGCAGTACCCCTGCCACCTGATTTACGGCCTGTTCGGCTCGACGCCCACGCCGGTCTCGGTGGACAGCTCGGGCAACGTGAACGTCAACGTTCAGAGCACGCCCCTCGCCACGGGCGCCTCCACCTCGGCGAACCAGACGAGCCAGATCACCCAGGAGACCGCGACGGCCGCGGCGCTGGGCACCACGGCGGATTCGGCGTGGAGCGGCTCGGGCGTCGGCACGCTGGTGTCGATCGACAAGGCCATAAGGAACGCCGTCGCGGGCACGCTGACGGTCCAGTTCCCATCGGCCCAGGCCGTGACCCAGAGCGGCAGCTGGACCTTCGGCGGCAACGTCGGCGGCTACAGCTTCCACCTCGGCACCGGCGGTGCGGTGAGCGCCATCACGGTGCAGAACGCCGCCTATTCGGCCGGCAACTCCGAGGGCGGCCTGATTACCCTCACCGGGGCGGCGCGCACCAACGGCGGCTCCGGCACGCTGGTGAACCTGCGCCTGAAGTCGAACGGGGGGTCCACGAACACCATCTGGGTCTATGCCTGGTCGAAGCAGCCCAGCACCACCTGCACCGACAAGTCGGCCTTCGTCTCGAATAACGCCGACAGCCCCTATGCCCTGCCGGGTTTCCCGATCTCGGTGACGCTGAGCAACCCCGGTTCGTGGGAAACGGGGACCTATGGCCAGCTGACCGGGCTCAACGCCCCCTTCAAGAACCAGGATTCGAGCCCCGGCACCGCCCTCTACTTCTGCCTGGTGACGGGCGGGGCGGTGACGCCGGGGTCGACATCCGACCTCTCCCTCGTGGCTGACGGCTTCCAGGACTGATCGCAATGCTGAAGCGTTTCCGAGCTGCGGGCGCGGCGCTCGCCGCGCTGGCCGCGGCCGTCCTCGCCGTAGGCGCGCCCGCGCCCGCGCTGGCGCTGAGCGCGCCGCAGAAGCTGGTGGTGACCTCCGGCGCGCCGCCGCTCAGCTTCTCCGACCTGATCGCTGGCCAGACCTTCGCCTTCATCGGCGCGCCGTGCGCGATCAACAAGACCTGGGCGGCCAGCGGCTACCCGACGGTCGAGGTGGAGCGCGGCTGGGGCTCCGGCGTCATCCAGAAGCTCTATTCCGACAACAGCTGCAACCTGTGGACCAAGCCCCGGGCGCGCGGGCAGAAGGCCTCGGCGTTCGCCGGCAGCGCTATCCTGCTGGTCAACAAGATCTACAACCAGGCGGGCACGAACCCAGCGAACGACTACGCCCCGGCGCTCGCCAACGACAAGCGGGTGATCCTCAACGTCGCCACGGCCGGCGCGCCCTTCTTCGCCGGCGTCGCCACGGGTACCCAGGACCCCAATCAGAACGCCACGCAGCGGGGTTATGCATTGCCGGCTTCTGTGTCCCTCAAGACCAACGATCACCCCTTGAGCCTGATCGCGGCGCACCAACACGCCGCGAGCGGGGACATTGAGTACCTGGTGCAGGACACGGCCGCGACCCCAACCCGCTTCTGGGAAATTGATGGATCCGTGTCCCGGCACTTCGCGCAATGGGACATTGTCACGCGGACCTACACCCAGATCACGGCGCCGCATGTGCTGTCGCTGTGGAGCCTGGACGACGGACGCGGGATCGCCACGGAGCACAGCGTCCGGGGCGGAGATGGTGGCGTCTTCCAGGGCAGCAATATCTTCGCCGGATCGGCGACCGCATCGGCGCTCAACCTGTTCGGCCCGACCAACAGTCTGAAAGGCAAGGTATTCACCATCCTGATCGCGCAGGGGGCGCTCGATCCCACCGCGATGACGTTCGGCGGCGTCCCGTCGAAGCTGGCCCGCGCCTTCGCGCCCACTATCTCGGCCGCGCCCACCGTATCGTTCCCCTACGCGAACGCCGTCATTCCGATGAACCTGGCGACCCAGGTCGCGGATATCCCGATCAAGCTGATCGGGAAGCCCTCGACGGCATATCAAGCGAGCTGGAACGGCGGCGCGACGGTCGCAGTGGGGACCGCTGATGCGCATGGCGTGCTGGATACGGTGCTGCCCGCTCAGGCTAAGGGCAACGGCACGTTGACGGTGGCGGAAGTGGGCGGGGCGAACGCCGTCACCGTCGCCAACGTCGCGGTCGGCGTCGTTCTGGGCGTGCTCGGTGAGAGCAACCCGGATGGCCGGGGCGCGATGTATCCGATCAGCATTCCCGCCGGCTTCCTGCGCAAGGATCGGGCGAACTGGACGACGCTGCAGGCGTATGGCACGGGCGCCGACGATCCTGTCGTGCCGATCACGACTAGGGGCTCGGGCTACACCGTGGGCGACGTTCTCACCGCGGTTGGGGGCACGGGTACGCCGTTCCAGGTGAAGGTCACGGCCGTTGACGGCGGCGGCGCAATCACCGGACTGGGCACTCCGGCCACATCGACGCCGCTTGGCGCCTACAGCATCCCGCCGGCCAATCCGACCGCGCTCTCCGGCGGCACAGGCTCGGGAGCGGCCGTGAGCCCGGTCTACAGCATCGGCAATCAATATTGGCTCGCCTTCGTCCAGAAGCTCTACGACCACTTCGGCGCGGTTATCGGTGTCACCCAGGTGACCCGAGGTTCGACCTACTTCTTCAGGACCGGGACTGGCGACGGGTCATGGAGCCCGACCCCGGCCGTCGGTGCGGAAGTCGCCTTGGCGGCCACGGCCAGGTCGCAATTGCTGGGTCTTCAGGCCGACTTCCTGACGCCGAACTTCATCCTGTTCGACCTCGGTCTGAATGACATGAGCCTTGCGACGACGCAGGCGCAGTACGCTGCGCGGCAGGCGGCTCTGCCCGGCTTCCTCCAGGCCGGTCTTGCCAATCCGAACCTCCGCCTGTGGTCGATCCTGAGCGGTGGCGAGGACGGAGCGGTGGCCAGCGTGAATTTCCCGCCGATCCGCGCGGCGCAGCTCGCGGCCTGGAATACGGCGGGGTCTGGCTACACGCCCTTCGGGTCCTTCGCGCACCTCCACGCGGACCTGTCGGACAACGTCCACTTCTCCAGCCAAGCGACCAAGGCGGCCATGGGGGCGATCCTGTACCGCTACGCCGCCTTCAAGTGGGAAGGCGGGGCGCAGAACCGGGCGCCGCAATTCGCCAGCGCCAGCGTGAGCGGCAACCAGGTGACGGTGACCTTCACCGGTGGCGTCGCGCCCCTGACCCATGCCGGGGCGGACGTGAACGGCTGGACGCTCGTCGACGGCAACGGCCCCCGCACCATCACCTCGGTGTCGGTGAGCGGGCTCACGGTGACGCTGACGGCCGACCAGGGGATCACCACCGCCGCGGGCTCGCGCACGCTCTCCTGGTGCGCGGACAAGACGTGCATCGGGACCACGCTTCAGGACAGCGACGCGACCACACCGCTGCCGCCGGAGCCGTTCGTCTCGCAGGTGTTCTAGCGGGGCACCATCGCGACGAGCGGCGTCTGGAAGTGCATGTTGTCGAGGATCTTTAACACTTCGGACGCTGCTACTCCGTCGCCGCCGAGGGAGGTGGGCCGGCACAACGGCGCTCCACGCCGACTCGCGATCCAGCCTATGCGACGAGAATTCCGAGCCGCCTCGTCGACCTTAAGCTCCTCGAGACCTCCGATTCTCGCGACCCAGACAGTCTCGGCGTCGCCGGCGAACACCGCGCCGCAGGGGTAGTAGGCGAACGCGCCGCGCCCGAGCGGTACGTCCAGCCAGCTTCCATCCGCCCGGAGCTTGCGCCAGTGGGCCATGGCGTCCTCGCCGACGTAGTCGATCGTCAGCACCGTGGGCCGCCCGTCAGCCGCAAGGCGCACGTCCCAGGCGCGGGTGAAGGCGCGTGAAGGAGAGCGGTAGACCGGCTGGGCTCCGGCGGTCTGTCCAAGTCGCGCAAAGTAGAAGTCGTGGATGTCCATCGCGCGGGGCTCCTGCACGTCCCACACGAGGTCGATGCGCTTCTGCGCGTCGACGAACGGAAGGGCATAGATCCACTGGCCCGCGGCCGCGCCTACGGCGAGTTGTTCGGGGCCGAAGCTGTCGCCGCCATCGCGAGAGGCGCGGAAGAAGTAGCTGCGCGTGCCGCCTCCCGTGTTCCGGCCGTAGAAGAGGTAGATCGTGCCGCCCGTCTCGAGGATCGCCGGGTAGCTGCACTCACAATTGAACAGGCGCTGCTCGGGCTCCCAGCCGTGGCCGTCAGCGGTCGCAGATCGGCGGGCGTAGAGCTCGGAGTTGTGCAGCGCGTAGACGGCGAGGATGCGGCCGGCATGTGGGCCGCTCCCGATCCGGTGCAAGGCCGGGGAGCCATGATCGTCGGCGTAGCGCCACTTGTGCAGCGTCTCGACATCTTGGACCCGGCCGCTCGTTCCCGAGACCCTCGCCACGCGCACCGAGCGGTCGTTTCCGCTCGTCCATCCGATGATCGCATCGCGGCCGACCGCCACCGTGGCCGGCCGGTTGTACCACATCACGGAGCCGCTCTCGGCGAGCAGAGAGGCGCCGGCAGGGAGGGGCGGCCCAGAAGTCACGCGCCACGCTGCGGCGGACAGAAGCCCGACGGCGATCAAACTCAGAGCCGCTGGCCAAGTTCTCAGCATTGGGCGGTGACGCTAGCACAACCGCTCCTAGAACAAAGGATGCGCAGATGCGCGGGATCGCCGCCGCCCTGGTCCTACTGCTGCTCGGCGGCTGCGCCGACCATCCGCCGCCGAGCGCGCCGATGCGGGATGGCCCTGCCGTCGCGGCGCCGAGCGGCTGGGCCGACTACTGCGGCCGCCACGCGACGGACGACCCGCGATGCACGCCGTCGCGCTGACGCCGGCGCGCTGGCGCGAGCTGCGGCAGGTGAACGCGGACGTGAACGCGCTGCCCTACAGGACCGACATGGCCCTCTACGGCAAGCCGGAGTTCTGGGAGAGCATCGACGTCGCCGGCGCCGGAGACTGCGAGGACTACAGCCTCGGCAAGCGCAACCGCCTGCGCGCGCTCGGCTGGCCCGACGCGGCCCTACGGCTGGCCGTCTGCCTGGACGAGACGGGCGCACCGCACGCCGTGCTGACCGTCGACACGGAGCGCGGGACCTACGTCCTCGATAACCGCAGCCCTGACGTCCTGCCGTGGGCGCAGGTTCCGTACCACTGGATCAGCCGGCAGGCCGCGGAAGGGGCCGGCTGGGTCGCCATCGCCTGAGTTTCCCGAGCCGCCCGCAAGAGGCGGCCACCCCATCCATCGAGAGAGTAACCTGCCATGAGCGAAACGCCTGATCCCGGCGCGCCCCCGGCTGCGCCAAGCCCGGCCGAGAAGTCCAAGCGCACCAATGCGCCATGGTGGGCGCCGGACTCCCGAGCCTGGGCCTCGGTGGGCATCTTCTTGCTATCGTTCTACTGCCTGCACCTGCTCGCCGCTCAACCCAACCTCGGCGACAACAAGCTCTTCTTCGCCATCGCCACGGGTCTGTTCGGCGGCTCGGGTGTGCTGGCCGTGATCGGCTTCTACTTCATCGCGTCGAAGAAGGACCGCGGCGACGCGGGGCCGCGATGAACTGGGAGGGCGTTGCGGCCATCGCGGCCTGCGCGACCCTTGGGCTCTCCGCCCTCGGGTCCATCGCCTTCCTGATCTGGCATGCCGGGCGCCACTCCGAGCGTCTCGACGGGGCCGAGAGCGACATCCGGGACCTGAAAAAGATCCAGGACGAGCACTCCAAGGTGCTCGGCGGCTGGGAGCAGTTCGGCAAGCTGCTCGATGAGGTGAGGGGGGACGTGAAGAAGCTCCTCTCCGAGCGCGGCCGGTCGGTGGGGCGCTGAGCCCGTGTCCCTCGCCAGCCTCCAAGCCCGCGATCCGGTCGCGGCGTGGTCGATCCAGCGCACCCTGAAGCTGGAGGGCGGCCTGGCTGACAGCGCGGCCGATCCTGGCGGCGTGACGAACTTCGGCATCTCTCTCCGGTGGGCGCTGGCAGAGATCGGGGCCGACCCGCAGACCGCGCGCTTTCTCGACGTCGACCACGACGGCCATGTGGACCGCAAGGACATCATCGGCCTGACCTCGGATGAGGCTGCCGACGGGTACTTCGCGTGCTGGTGGTCGCCCGGCTGGTACGCCTCGCTCGCCCCGCGACTGGTTGCATGGAAGACCTTCGACATCGCTGTGAACACCGGGCCGAAGCGCTCCGGGCTCATCCTTCAGAAGGCGTTGTGCGCGGTCGGCGAGGCCGTCGCGGTTGACGCCCAGGTCGGCCCGAAGACCCAGGCTGCGGTGGCGCGGCAAGCCGCCAAGGATCAGGCGGCCGCACTGCTCGTCGCCATCCGGGCCGAACAGAAGCACTTCTACGAACGCCTCTGCGTCCTCAATCCCGATCTTGTCACCTTCAAGAAGGGCTGGCTGAGACGGGCCGCCCTGTGATCGTGCTTCCCGGCGACGACCGCCTCTGGGAGATCGGGCCGGACTACCGCATCCCGCTGGCGCATGCGGTTTTTCTCGCCGTCGCGCTGCTGGTCCTCTTCATTTGGCTGAAGCTGGCCACGCGAACGCGCCGCTGATCTGAGGTTTCCATGATCCTGCTCGCCATTGCGGCGGCTGCGGCCGTCGGCGCGTCTCAGCCTGCGTACATGACCCACGCCGGTGATCCCTTGCCGGCCGATCCCGCGCCTGCGGTGGGCGTGGCCAATCCGCAGGTCACCGAAGCCGATCTCGCCGCCACGCTCTGCAAGCCCAACTGGACGGCGACCGTGCGGCCGAGCAACGCCTACACCACGGCGCTCAAGAAGGCCCAGCTTCCGCCCGGAACCGATCTCTCCAAGTACGAGGAGGACCACATTCGGGCGATCGTCGACGGAGGCCACCCCTACGACCCGAGCAACCTGCGCCCGCAGTTCTGGGAAGGCCCGAACGGCGCGAAGGCCAAGGACCACCAGGTCGAGGACGTGGTTCATCGCGAGCTCTGCGTCCACAAGATCACGCTCGATCAGGCGCGCCAGATCATCGCTGACTGGGTGACGGCCCGCCATCCCTATCCGGTCGTTCGGCCGGTCGATCCCGCCTCCCTTCCGCGCCCCTACCCGAAGACCAAGCCCTGGCCGAAGGATGCGCCGCCGCTCGACGCCAGGGCGAAGGCGTATGTGAACGGAGCACCGCAGTGAGCGACGACGGCGGCAAGCGCTGCTTCACCTATTGCGGGCCGGAGTGCTGCACCTGCGGCGCGGACGGCGATGGCGATCTTCCGATGTTCGCTGCCGCAGCCGTGCTCGGAAACCGGGTCGGGGGCAACATCCCGGCCGGCGACTACTGGTTGGTCGAGTGCCACCCTCCGGAAGGTCAGCCCGGGCACCCGCTCTACTGGATGGACGACTACGACCGCGAGGGCCGAACGGGCTTCGACTACATACCGCAGCGCGCCGCCCTGTTCCGCAGCGAGGCCGAAGCGCGCGCCGCGTGGAAGGCCCGTGGCAGCGAATGGCCGAACAAGCCGCGCGTGCTGTTCGTCCAGCATGGGTGGTCCGCCTGATGCGCCCTTCGCCCCCCCTGAGCTACGTCCGCGCCCACCGTAAGCGCTGGGCCTGGCTGCGCACCACTCAGGCCCATATTGGCGCGATCATCGCGCTCGGCGCCTGCGGCTCGACCCCCGGCCTGACACTGAAGTGCGACGGCCGCTGTCATGTCGCCCCGGCCAACGTGGGCCAGAGGCCCGAGCCGGGACAGTGCCCTACGGCGGACAGTGGATTTCCTGCCGTACCCAGCCGGGGCCGGCGGTGATCCCCGTGACGATGCAGCCACGCGCAGTGAGTTGGTCCATCACGTCGGCGCTGGGACCTATATACGTGCTTGACCCAACCTCGGATTTGAGGCATTCTCTCGCCATTGGGAGATGCCGCCGTGCTTCAGACCTTCAAGACGCTTCCCGAACTCTTCGCCGCCTTCCCGACCGAACAGTCCGCGATTGATCACCTGACGGCGATCCGCTTCGGTCAAGGCCGGTTCTGCCCGCTCTGCGGCAACATCGAAGATGCCGAGAATGGCCGGAAGATCAGCGCCCTTCAGAAGACCGACAAAGCGACGGGCAGGACGGTCCCGGCTAACATGTTCAAGTGCTACGCCTGCCGCCAGCGGTTCAGCATCCGCGTCGGCACGATCTTTCAGGACACCAAGCTTCCGCTGCGCACCTGGTACGCGGCGATTTGGCTGATCACCAACCACCCGAAGGGGATCGCCAGCACCACGCTCGCAACGGATCTGGGGATCACCCAAAAGAGCGCGTGGTTTGTGCTGCATCGGCTCCGGCACGCGGCCCGTACGCCGTCCTTCAACCGCCAACTCGGCGACGGCGGCAAGCCCGTCGAAGTTGACGAAAAGCTGGTCGGCGGCCGTGACGGCAACAAGCATCGCGCCAAGCGCGGGCTGCACGGCAAGACCACGGTGATGGGCTTGGTCGAGCGCGGCGGCGAGCTGCGGGCCGGGACGGTCGAGAACAACAAGGCCGAAACGCTGGAACCCGTGGTCAGCCATCACGTCGCCGAAGGCGCCACGGTCTACACTGACGAACACCGCGCCTACTGGCATCTCGACATGGCCTACAACCATGACACCGTGCGGCATGGCCGGGGCGAGTACGTGAAAGGCGAGACGCACACGAACACCATCGAGGGCGTTTGGGCGCTCCTGCAACGGCAGATCGTCGGCATCCACCATTGGGTTTCGCCGAAGCACTTGGATCAGTACGTTTCCGAGATGGCCTTCCGCTACAATCGCCGCGAGATGCCGAAGGGCGAGCGCGTGAACTCGCTGCTCGGCCAGATCGAAGGGCCGCTCCCTTACAAGGTGCTGATCGCGTGACCGATAAACCGGAACGCCCGCTCTACCTCAACATGCCCTTCGGCGAGGCATTGACGCGCTACATCGGCACGGACCCGAACGAGATCGAGCCGCCCAAGGGCCGCAAGAGAAAGGCCGCCAGACCGAAGCCGGGCGGCCAAGTGGTTGATGCCGAGGCTCCCCCTGGAGGGGAGCCGCCTAAGTCCGATTGATCAGGTCAGGTTTGCGGATAGCGCCGCGTATGCTGGCGCACCCGTTCCACCGACCCGAAGCGGACCCGGCGATACTCTCGCACGTGGACTCGCGGGCTCATGGTGTCCCTCGATGTATGGGGTTGCGACCATAACCGGGGGGTGCGACTCTCTAGCCCTTGCGGGGATTGACGGAGCCGACCCACCCGGCCGGCGATGTGAAACCTCAGGAAGGCCCGCCCTCCAACGGCGGGCTTTTCCATTTTTATCCCTTGCGGGCGGCTCTCGCCGCGCTGGGCACCGGTCTCCGCGCCAGGGCTCTCAGGGTCTTTTCACGCCGCCAACCTTTCCGGGGCGCGCTCTGCGGCGCGTTAACCCTGGCTATTGGTTTAGCGGTCTTGAGGCGAGGCGCCAATAGGTTGTATCCGTTGTTTCCTTGAATCCTTGCGTGTGATACAAGCTGGATGTTCACATTCTCGGGAGGCGACAGTGGTCGACCCGGTTCTGCAGGCGGCCTTCGATCGGGAAGCCGAACTAGAGCAAGACCTTAAAAAGATACGAGATTTTATCTCGACTTACCGCGTCCTGGCGAAAACGATCACGCCGGAGTCCGCGAACGTAACGGAAACAAAGGCGGCCCCATCCACAGGGGCGCAAGTTCCTGTGGAGAGCGAACAAAAGGAGGCGGCGAGAGAGGCGGATGCGCCTGATGCGGCCTCGCCGAAGCGTGTTCGGGTCACTGACAATCCCAAGCCGTCCGCTGTTGTCGAGGCGGCCGTTGAAGTGATTCGTCGGGCAGGTCGGCCAATGACGCGCCGGGAAATTCACCTAGCCCTTCAGACCGAGCTAGGGATTTTGGTCCGTGGCGCGGACCCGATCAAAGCTCTGGGCACGATGCTGTGGCGATCTGGCCGTGACGCGCTGGATCAGATCGAAGGGCGCGGTTACTGGCTCCGCAATGTGCCCGTCCCAGAAGAGGGCAAGCGCGCCAGCGCGGCGACGCTGGATATCTTCTCGTGAGCGTCGCGCCGTCACTCGCCGAGCAGAACCCCGGCGGCTGCTACTTTGCGTTCAACGGGATGATCGACCGCAAGAACGTCGAGCAACTTGTATCCATGTGTAGTGATGCGCGGAACGCCGGCTTCAGAGAGGTCACGCTCTGCCTGAGTTCGCTCGGCGGCTTTCTCGTGGACGCCTACTACGCCTTCAACATGCTGGAGGCGCTCCCGCTCAGGCTGATCACCTACAACATGAGCACGGTCCAGAGCGCGGCCAATATGCTCTTCCTGTGCGGGGATGAGCGCTACGCCTGTCCTGGGTCCACCTGGTTCTTCCACCAGACGGCGTTCAACGAGACCGCCGCCCAGCGCGTGACGGAGGCGTATGCAAAGGAAAAGCTACGCGCGATCCAGCTCGACGACGCGAGGACCGCCGAGATCATTGCCAACAAAACGACGCAGCCCGTGGAGCGTGTTCGTGAGTGGCAGAACACCGAGGTTCTCATGAGCACCGATGACGCCATCGCGCACGGGATTCTCCACGAGGTTCGGCCGTTGGCGATCCCGGATAATGCCCTCTTCCGCCAGATAATATTGCAAGGCTGACCCCTTCGGACGGCATGGCGACCGCTTCGGTCACCATGCGCAAATAGCTACAAAAGGTAAACGTCGGATTTGCGGCGGAGGTCCCTTTGGGTCACACACGTATATGGGTCCCTCGGCGCTGGCCGGGCGTCGGGGCTCGATTGCCGCCACCAAAAGCGCGGTGAGGCCGACGGCGAGGGCGATTGCCTTCATGGCTCACAGCTTAGCCGCAATCGGCCTCCGAGGCCACTTCTCCAACCCCGCCCGCCAAGGGCGCAACCCCGAGAGCACCATGAAACTCCACCTGATCGCGGGCCTTGCGCTCGCGAGCCTGAGCCTCGCCGGCTGCGGCACGCTGCAACTGACCGGCAATCCCGCCGCCGACGCCAAGGCCACGGCCGCGAACCTCAACGCGGCCACGAACCCGCAGCAGTTCATGGCCAATGTGAAGGCCTTCAACGACACCGTGGGCCAGGCCTGCGGGGGCTACGGAAATCTGGACTGGACGCCGCCCCTGCCGCCCACGGGGAGCCTGCACGTCCAGTGCGCGATCGGGAAGCAACCGGCCGCTCCGGGCACGCTCGGCCTATCGTCCGCGGCCGTCGGCACTGACGTCAAGCCGTGACGCCGTCGCCGCTGATCATCGACGGCCCGGCGGAGGGGCCCCTCCCGGCCTATCCGCTGCCCGCCTACGCCCGGGACCGCCATCCGCTCTATGTGGTGGAGCGGACGATCTACCGGCGGCTCCCGTTCGGCTGGCAGCGCATCCCGCGAGGTTATGTCACCGACTTCGCCTCGATCCCGCTGCTGGCGACCATGGCGACGGTGTTCTCGCTTCAGCCGTTGGGGCCGTGGGCCTGGGCGGCGCTGTCCCATGACTTCGGGTATGCGGTAGGCGAGCCGGGCAAGCGCCCCCTCTACGATGACGCCTTCCACGCGCTGATGAAGGTCGATGGCGTGGGCGGCGTGGCCCGCGAGGTCATGTACCGCGCCGTCCGGATCGGCGGCAACGGCGGCTACGTGAAGGCCCCCTCGTGGTGGGACACCGAGAACTTCGCCGACCCGGAGAAGGGGACCTATCCGATCCCGCCGCCGTTCGCCCGAGAGGACGCCTTCATCGGGGCTCGCTGGGGCGTGCAGGCCGCGCCTCATTGGCCGGAAGCCGTCGCCGCCTGACCCGCTGCGCTTCCTCCCGACGCCCACATAAGGCCCTCGGCTCACGCCGGGGGCCTTTTTCGTTTCAGCGCTCTCCGGTCTTCTCCGCGGTCACGCGGCTTCAAGTGCGCGCCGAACCGCTTCCGGCTCCCGGTCGAGCACGGTGAGGAGCACGCGATCGGACGCCGCGGGCGCCGTGCGCCGCTGTTCCCAGTCGCGCAGACGGCCCAGGGTGAAGCCGTAGCGGGCCGAGAACTCGGCTTGGGTGAGACCGAGGCGGTTGCGGAGCGCCTTCACGTCCACGCTCTCCGGAATGTGCATACGGAAGGAGTCTGTCGCCGCCCGGCCCTCAGCGATCTCGACGGCTTCATTGAGGCCCGCCATGATCCGCTCGAAGTTCTTGTTCTTGTTCATCCGTGTCACTCCTTGATCCGAACTCGCATCAGGACGCCACCCGAGGCCGGTGGGCTTCCCTCAGCCGTTTCGCGACCGCCGCCATGGCCTGCACTTCGGCCTTGGAGAAGTTGGCCCGCGATCCCTTGGCAAGAACCGCGATCAGGTAGACCGGCATGTGGCCGCCACCGAACACGGTCACGACCCGATAGCCGCCGGACTTGCCCTTGCCCTTGCCGGCGATCCGCACTTTTCGGCAACCGCCCGAACCGACGATCAACTCGCCGGCCTCCGGGTTGGCCGCCAGGGTGTCGATGGCCAGCTTCTGCTCGGCCTCCGTCATCCCCTCTTCCTTGGCGGAGGCGAGATAGGCGGCGGTCTCTGCGACGGCGTTCAACATGAGGACAAACTACGGAATGTCCGCATTGGTTGCAAGCGAAAAGTGCGGAAGCTCCGTAGTTCGGCCGCTGGCCCGGCCATTCGACCGCGCTCTCACTCTTCCGGTTGCGCTCCCAACCTGACGTTCCCCGCCCAGCCCTACGGCCACGCCGGCCAGCCCTCCGGCGGCCGCTCCGGCTCCGGCCCCTGATCCCAGGACAGCATTGGCCGGAACGGCGTCGACGGCCCCGGGCTGCACATGAAGTGGTTGCGACCGTCGCAGAGCGGGCAGGGCGGCCGGGCGTCCCAGAGATCGCCCTCCGGGCCCAAGAGCGCGATCATCGCGTCCAGATCGATGCGCTCGATGTAGCGGCAGGGCGAGCTGCACATCCGGGTCACAAGCGTGCCCGCAGCCTTCATCTGCGAGAGGTTGCCCTGCCAGGTCATCCGGACCCGGCGGCTATAATCGTAGTTGCTCATAAGGCGTCTCCATAGAGCCGCCAACCGAGGGAAGGGAAAGCGTCAGGCGGGGAGGGAAGTCAAGGGTCTCCGCCGTCGTTTGGAATGCCGCTGATCTCGTCCAGCGCGGCCTCCGCTCCGGGCTCCATCTCGGCGTCCATGACGTACAGGCTGCCGGACCAAGAGAACAGCTTCAGTGTATCAGGCCACTTCCGCGCCAGGCGCTTGAGCGAGCGAATGGCGGAAGCTTCTACCGCGGTCAGATCGCGCACCCTAACCCGCCTCTCCGGCAGATCGAAGGCTGGCATACCGGTCGCCAAGCGGCTCTGCTCCCCACGCACGCCCCCGCCTGATCCGGCTGATGAGTTGGTGTGTTACGCCGAAGCGGTCGGCGATGGCGGTGTTCGTCATGCCGCCGCGGATCAGATCCTTCACCTTCGCGACCTGGGCCGCCGTGAGCTTGGCCGCGCCATTCAACTCGCCGCGCTGATCGCGCTTGGGTGAGCGCCCCTTGCGCACCATGTCATCGGAATTGTCCTGTACCGTTCCGAGGAACAGGTGCGAAGGGTTCACGCAATTCGGGTTGTCGCAGTGGTGGCAGACCAGCAGCGGCCCTGGCGAGCGGTTGTAATATAGCGCGTACGCCACCCGAGAGGCGCGCGCGTTCACATACGAGCGGAGCTTGAAATTCCCGTACCGTTTGGCGTCGCGCTTGGCCCCGGTCCAGGGCCAGCAGGCGTCCCACTGGAGCGGCTTAGCGACCTTCGGCCAGAAGCGGCTTTCCACGTCCATTCGCCATGCGTCGTCGGCGAGCATGGCGGCCAGATGGTCGATGGTGCGCGGGGAGGGTTTCGAACCCCCGACCCCTGCCGTGTGAAAGCAGTGCTCTACCGCTGAGCTACCCGCGCGCCGACCGTCTGCTCCATCCCGTACCCGCGAAGACGTTGACTCTTCAAGAGCGGCCTCATCCGTGTGAACGAGGGTGGAGGACGGTTCAGTCATGGAAAGCTCAATCTTTTCCGTTGGCGCGCTGCGGGAACTTACAGCGAACAGAGGATCAATCGCGGTCCCCGGCGGTGCAAACGCACCAGGGAGCACTTAATTACCAGTCTAGCACTTTGGAGGCGGCGCGCAAGTAATCTGGCGACAGGTGGGCGTACCTTCTCTCAGTAATCCGCGTGTCGGAATGGCCGAGATATTTGCTGATTTCGAACATTGGAACGCCGCTCTGCGCCATCCAAGATGCGGCGGTATGTCTTAGAGTGTGGGGAACGACGCCCTTTAACTTGGCGAGCCGCGTCGCCGCCGCAAACCCCTTCTTGATGGACAAGACGCGGTGGCCACCCCATTCAATAACGTGGGGGCATGTTGCTGCGGCTTTCATAACCTTGAGATACCTGCGGGCCCGGCGGTTGATCGGAACCGTCGCCCGAGGCTTTCGCGCTTCGTCACTGGAGTCGCCCAGCGATAGCGTGATTATCCCGCGTTCCAAGTCGACCCGATCCCATGTCAGTTCCAGCAATGCGCTTTGCCGCGCCGCCGTCGTCAGGGATAGAACAATGAACGCCCGAATGTGGGGAAAGCGCCTCGCGGCCTTGACTAGGCGCCGCGCCTCGTCATGGGACAGGAACCGTTGCTTCGGCGGCGGCTGGCGTGGCAGTTCGAACACCGCCCCCTGCGCCTTGTGGAAGTTGACGGCGGCGCGAACAGTCTCAAGCTCCTTGCGGATCGTCGCGGGCCGACGCCCTGCCGCGCGTCGTTCGTGAGCGTAGGCGCGACAGACTTCCCGTGTGATCTGGTCGGGGCGCAGATGGGCGAAGTGGCCTTTGGCCGCCTTCCACGCATAGCGGAGATCGATCGCCCTAACCGCCGTCTTGTCCTTGTCGGCGAGATAGACCTCCATGAGGTCGCCCACGGTCTCCCCGATAGGTTTCGCCAACCAATCGGTTAGATTCCGCCGCGCCTCGCCAAGATCCTTGGTGCGGAGCGATGTTCTCTCAGTCTGCCCCGCGCGCGATCGGACGGCGTAGTAGCTTCCCCTGTAGAGCTTGATGCGCCATTCTGACACTGGCGTTCCTCGTAATCGGTCACGTCATCGGGCCGGATGCGGATTTGTCGGCCAACACGAAAGGCGCGCAAGGCTCCGTCGCGAACAAGATTGCGAACTGTCGCGGCCGAGACCTCCCAACGCTCCGCAAGCGTTTCTGGCGTGTAGGCGTAGCTCATCTGTCGTTCGGCGCCTCGTTGGTGACGGCTGGGTCCTTCGGGTTGATCCCGGAGTTGCCCAGCACTCCGCCTTCGGCGTCGCCTTGAGAGGTGGGTGTCTGGCTCGATTGAGCGCTCGCGATGCAGGCGTCGATAATCATCGACCACTCGCCGCCCGAGAGCGGTTGGTTCATATAGCTGTCGCGGAAGGGGTACTTGTACCAGTTGAGCCGAAAGCCCGTGGGCTTGTAGAGGAAGTTCGGTTGGACGAAGCGGCACTCGTCCTTATGGCCGCCGATGTTCTGCCAGAACAGATCGCCGCGCTTGTCCCGACCGCAGGTGCAGTGGACCGCTGCGCCATATTGACGGTCGGTTCCATGTTTCGCGCAAAGTTTGTCGAAAAGCGCGGCCTCGATCTTGCGGCGGCGGTCACTGAGCTTCCGATAAGCCTCCATCGCTGCATCTGTCCGCGGCGTCCAAATGCCAACCGTGACGCCGGCCATCGGCCGTTCGATCTCGGCGTTCATGCCGGGAAACGCGCCGTCGTCGTTGCGACCAAAGGCGAGGTCGTAAGCGCGCGTGTAACCCGAATGATCTTCCCAAGACTTCAGGCGCGCGTGATATTCGGTCTGGTAACAGTCGGGGCTGTGGGGATTGGCAGCGAACCACCTATCCATCTTATCTTCGACGCCGCAGTCGCATTCGGCGTCCCAGTCATAGGTGCGAATACGGAAGACGTGGTTTTCGACCCCGAACCAGTCTGGCGTTTCGGGCACGACGCAACCGTCCTCAGGTCCGCCGCGATAGCCGATCTTCAGCGTCTCGCACAGGCGCTCCCACGGCCCCTCGAACGTCTCGTCGCGAGGTACTTCGTACTCGCCGCGCGAGTTGCCGACGATCATGTTGCCGAGTTCCATCAGTCGCGCCCTCCAGCTCGGCTCTGAGCTTCAGAACGACCGAGCGGAGCGAGGGAGTGCTCCGCTCCCTGGGATACCCCCTTACTCATCGGACGGAGCCTGAGAGAGGGAGGCATAGACCTCAGCAGCGTGGCGAAGGTCGCCAACCGTGGGCTGCTGATGCTCGAACAGCGCCGCCTCGACACTCATGTCGCTATCGGCGCGATGGTCCGGCGGTGTATCGTCATCTAGAAGCTGAGCCGCCTCCGCGAACGGCCTAAGCGCCTCCCCCGCCCTCTGCATTCTGGCGTCGGCTTCAGCCAAGCGGCGCGCAGCTTCTTCGATCAGCTCGATCTCGCCGCCGTCGAGTAATGCGCCGGACCCGGCCTTGCGGGCGATCGCGGTCACCCTGCCGGACAGGCCCTCGGTCGGATCGTCCCGCTCGGCTTCGGAGCGGGCGGCGTCATCCCCGCCTCCCTTGGTGGAGAGGGCGGGACGGCGCCGCTGATCTTCGTAGAATAGTTGGCGCTCGGAATTTATTCTGGCGAGGGTTCCGTCTCGCAGAGCGTCCGTGCGGCGGTCGTAGGCATGGATTACGCGGCCGACCCAGCCCTCGATGCAGACGGCGAGGGTGAAGATCACAGTAATCGCGAGCGCTGTAATGACGAGCACGATCACGCCTTCCCCTCCTGTGCTGAGAAGGCGCGGTCGATGATGACGAGCCATGCGTCGAGGATTTCGCCCCGAATTTCTGGGTCGAATTGGTCCGCTTCCTGCCGCCAGCCGCGTCGGTCGGTCACGTCGTCCCAGATGGCGGCAACGGCACGCTCAGCGGGCGAACCCGCACGCATGTTCCCAAGACGAGCGTAGAACTCCTCCATCACTTCCCCTCCTGTGCAGAGATGGCGGCCAGGACGGCTTGGAAATCCGAAGGCCCGAACCAGTCGGCGATCCGGTCTCGTTCGCAGCGGTTGCCGGCCCATCCGTCGCCGTCAGTGTTGTCCATCGCGAAGTTGGCGAACGGCTTCAGCGCCTCCTCCAGCGCCTTCACGCGGGCTTCGGCGGACTCGGCGCGAAGCTCGGCGTCAGTCGCTCGTCTTGCTGCACGAAGAAGGGCCTCATATTCCGCAGGGTCATCGTTTTCCCGACGGAACAGATGCGTCCGATCAATCCCCAGCGCGTCCACGCCGGCCGTTTCCCATGCCTTCGCAGCGGCCGTGAGCGAAGCGGCAAGACGGCGCCGCGCCTCATCCCGCTCTTCCCCCAGCGCCTTGTTATCGGTGGAGAGGGCGGTGAGGGCTTGGGCGAGCGGCGCGAGTGCATCACGGATCGCGGCGCGCGTGTTCGGGCCTGCCGTGTAGCAGAGCGGCGCGATAGCGTTCTCGGCGCGCTCCACGATCCCCGCCACGTCGGGGGAGGAGAGAGGTTCAGTGGTCATGCCGCCCTCGCTCTGACGCCGAGCTTCAAGAAGTCGCCGAAGTCGCCCTGCAGCACGTCGCTGACCTCCAGCCAGACGTCATACTTGGCGGCGTGGGGCGACCTGGCGATCACGACCCGCGTGGTCAGGCCGCCGCCGTAGACGATCCATGGCCGCTTCCCCTGCGCCCGGTTGCGCATATCGACCCAGGCCAGGGCGTTCCGGATGCCCTGCGGAGTGACGTGGAAGGCCACCAAGCCGCCGCTGATCGACCGCCCACGCGTCCAGTAAAGGTCGAGCACCTGGAAGCGCTTGGCGTCCGGGCCATCGGGGTCGACGGCGTAGTAGTTGCGGTAGGGCTCGACGTGGGAACCGGCCGGTCGCCCGAGCGCGTGGTGCATCTGGTCGAAATCGGCGTCCGTAGGCAGTGGTCGATCAGCCATTTTTCACCCCTGATTTTGTATCAGAAAAACCGTCGTTCGTCGCTGTTTTTCTTGAGTTTTCCGCCATTTCGGCTATGCCGTACGACGTGTTCCGGCTCACCGCTCGCCCTCCTTCGGCTGAGAGGGTGGAGGGGGAGCGGCGGCGATCATGGCGTGCCATGCCGAGACGCAGGCACTTTCGTGAGGCCCGCGCTTACAGCAGTCGCTGGCGGCCCAGGCCTTGTATTCCTTCGGCGACAGCCCGAGGGCCTTCCAGTGTGCGCGCCACATCGCCTCTGTCGGATCGCGCGGGACTCGAACCCACCCCTCCGGTACGTCCGCCCCTGGCTTGGCGAGGGCGAGGATGGCGTCGGCGATCTCCGCGGCCTTGCGCTCGCGGTTCCCGTCGTGCCAGCGGTCCAGAACTGCAACCGTCGCACCGACGATCTCTTCCCGGGTCATTGGGGCTGGTCCTTGAGGAGGGCGCGGCCGGCATCAGTGATCGCGTAGCGCGTGAACCCAAAGGCGCCCGGCTCATGCCCGACCACTTGGACAAGGCCAGCGTCCCGCAGGCGCTTGACTGCGTAGAGGGGCGGATCGCCGCGGCCGAACACGAATGCGAACTTGCGCGCGGCGAACCATTCAAGATGGCGCCGCTGCGCCTTTGTCAGCTTTTCACCCATGCTCGCCTCCTTGGTTGAGGAGGGCGCGGAGCTTCTGGTGCGGGCAGGTTCCGGTCTCATATTCCCGCTCGCCTGCGCGCGACAGGTTGATGCAGTTGCAGTCATTGGGCTGGCCGGACGGCGCCCACTCGGCGTCGCGCGCGAGAACAGCCTTCACCCCTTCCTCAAGCTCACGGATGCGAGCGAGGAGGGCCGGAAGCGCATTCCTCAACCTGACGAGCGCGAAGAGCTGATCTTCGGGCATGGACAGATCGGGATGCCCGTCGCCGCGCTGGTTGTAGGCGTGCAGGACGCCGCCTATCTTGCCGTCCGGCCCGGTGATCCGGCGGAAGCTGCTGGAGGTCCAAAGCTCCCATGGCGCGGGCGGCAGCAGCGCTTCATCGCGCTCCATCTCCTCCAGATCGAGGCTCGGAACGGCGGCGTTTTCGGGTGCTTCGGACATGGCTGTGCGGCCTGAGGGGAGGGTCATTGGGGGGCCTTCCGCGCCATGATCGCGGCCGAAACAGCGTCGGCGAAGACTTGCTTCGTGTAACCGTGGGCGCCGTTTTTCAGCGCCACGGCGAACGCCCTCAGCAGTTCGCTTTCCGGAAGTTGCGCGCCGGGGCCGAGCTCTGGCCTGACCAGCTTCACGTCATCGAGGTTTTCGACCTCAACCACGATGATCCCGGCCTTGCGGAGAGCCCCCTTGTCGGAGGGTCGAACGGCCCCCGGCTTTGCGAACAGAATGGCGGTTTCTGACATGGCTGATTATGCCTTAAATGCGTTGTTTTCGCTAGTATTTTCCGCCTTCATGGCGCACCTATCGGCGGTGGCGGGTTGGTTTTCATGTACCGCTTCAGCCATGCCGAGAAGGGCGTCCAGAACGGGTGCCGCTCGCTGATCGGTTGGCGCGGAAGGGGGTCGCCGAAGCCATTCGTCACCAGCGGCCCGAAACGGTAGCCGAAGGTGAAATAGACGCGCTTTCCCTTGACGACGACGTAGTGGTCCTCGGGCGCCCGGCTCACCGTTCGTCCCTCCGGACGATGGTCCCGTCGAAGCGCCGCCAGCCGCGGAAGCCGCGTCCTGACCGCTGGCGAGACGTGGTCAGCTTCTCCTGGTGATGGGCTTTGGTGATGCGCGGCCGGTCCTCGTCCAGCGTCTTGCGCTCGTGACAGCGCTTGGTGTGCATGGGGTAGAGGTTGTTGGTGCTGTCGTCGGCGGACAGCTCGCGGGGGAGCTTGTGGTCGTACTGCACATCCGGGCCATCGAACGGGACCGGCTTGCCGCACCACCAGCAGATGCCGTTCTCGCGGTTCCACGCCGAGACCTTCTGCGCCTTGGTCGGCTTCGGCCGATCCGGCACGACCACGCGCTCGCGCGTCCTGAGCGGATTAATGGTCACGCCGACCTCCACGTCTTGCCGCGTTTGGCCTCAGCCACTTGGCGAAGGATGCGGGGCATCAGGCGGCGGCCCCGAACACCCGCACCGACCCCACCACCTCTCCCGTGGTGACGGCGATCCCGTCATCGAGATCGGCGAGGGCTTCTCGGCCTTCCCGGGTGATCCAGTAGCCGTCAGGCCCGGTGCGGACGAAGCCGTCGCGGATGAGGGTCCCGAGGGTCAGGTGGATCTTCCGCGCCAGCTTGTGGCGAGGCCATGCGGTCGGGATCGTGTCGACCAGGTCGGCGAGGAACGCCGGACCGGGGGCGAGACAGCGCAGGATCGCGTGGGGGACGCGGGAGGGGCGGTAGGTGGTCATGCGGCCCGCGGAGGGAGGTTGTTGGCCTCCGCTCCGCCTCTGGCTGCTTGCAAATCCAAGCCCTGTTCCGCCGCACTTGGGCGATGCGATGGGCGCTGTCCGTGGTTGGGATGATAGCCAAGCAAGCGTTCGGCGGCAGAGCGCGCCGCGGTGGCTTCCTCGCGGGTGGCAAATTGTCCGAGGTATTTGGTCTTGCCGCCCACCAAGATGTTGGCGAGCCATCGACCGTTCGGTTTCAGAAACACTCCGCAGACGCCGCTCTTGTTGCGCGCGTGCATTCCAGAATTGCGGCGGTTCTCCAGGGCGGAGACCTCGCGCAGGTTGATCGCTCGATTGTCTGCACGATCACCGTTGATGTGGTCGATTTCGCGCGGCCAAACGCCATGCATGACGGCCCACGCCGCGCGGTGCGCGAGCACATGTTCGCGAAGGATGCAGCCATGCCGGTATCCGGCGCCATGCTTGGCGGTCAGCGCGGGCTTTCCCGCATAGGCCGTGTTCCACGCGCGCCAATCCCGCTCGCTCTTGAAAAACGTTCGCGGGCGATCGCGCCACGTCAGCACTCCAGTCGTCGGATCGTAAGACAGGAGGTCGCGGATCATCGCGGCGGGGATCATGCGGCTCTCGCGCGCGTAAGCTGTTCGGGGGTCACGCCGATCAGGCCGGCGACCCACTCGAGGATCGCGGTCTTGCTGGCCTGGAAGTCCTCGCGGTTCATCTTCCGATAGCCTTGCGACTTGGCCCGGAAGACGCGCACAACGGTGTCCTGCAACTGGATCACCACATATTCGTCGAGCTCGGCTTTCAGGGTCGCGGCGAGACGTGTCGCCTCGGCCCGCGAGGCGCAGGCATAGTCGCGCATCAAGGCCCAGCCGGTGGCGATAAGGGCGCGTTTGCGAAGGTGCTCGGGGCTCGGGTACTCGGCCGCCAGGTGTTCCGGCAGAGACGCCCACGCGTCCTTCAGCCACACGAATTCGTGCCTATGGCTGACCTCGGAGCGCTCCTCTACCGGCGCCAGCATGACGACCTCGCCTTGGCCGTAATGTTCGGCGCATGCGGCCTTGGCGCGCGGCAAGGCTGCGAACCGGCCGTCGCCCTCGTACATGAAAGGAAGCGGCGACGCGCTCATGCCGCCTCCGCCTTGGGCGCTTGTCCGTAGGCGCGCACCCTCTCCACGATCTCTGCCAGCTCGGCGTTGAAGGCGGCGACTTCCGAGGCGAGGTTCGCAATGTAGGCGTCGTCCCGGTAGGCGCGCTTCGGAAATGGCGGGAGACCGGGCCAGTAGATCAGCAGGTCGATCCACTCCCGCTCGCAAACCCAGAGCGCGCCCTGGCATTGGGCGACGTGTGCCGGGTGGAACTCATCTTTCAGGATCGCATCGATGAGGTCGCGCGGCGCCTTGGTCTTGATCTCCAGCATCCCGTCGTCGCCGATCAGGGAGTCCGGCGAGCAACCGGCGCCGTGGTTGGTCACGAACCCGACTTGTTCGGGCTCAACCTCCGCCAGCATGGCGTAGAGGTCGCGGGCCTCCGGCTCCAGCCGCTTGCCGCGTTCGGTATAGATGGAGAAGAAGCCTTCCGGGGGTTCGCCGATCAGACGTTCCCCGGCCAGTTGCAGCATGTAGGTGCGGCGCGTGTCGCTGTAGCCTCCCGACTTCAGCCGCTTCACGATGCACTCGAACTCGGAGGCGGTCGGCAGGCCAGCGCGGATGGCGAACCATTCCGGCGTGCCTTGCACGATATTGCGATGGATAACGGGGCCGCTCATCGGGAAGCCGCCGCGCGAGCGCGCTTCTTCGCGGCGAGACTGGCGAGCGCCTTCTGGAACTCGCTGGCCCGGATGTGCGCCAGCTCGTCCACACCCATGTATTTCAGGAAGGCGGCTCGGTCGGCATTCGCCTCCGTCAGGAGGGTTTCGATCTGCCGAGCCTGCGCCTCGGTGACGAAGCCGCCGCCCGCAGCCTGCCCGTCATCGTCGGTCATTGCGATGTCGAAGATCAGGAGCTTGAGATAGCGGCGCCCGTAGCTCATGGTCGAACCGAAGGCGTGGGTCGCCGTCTTGTTCTGGTTGCCCTTCATGCCGGTGAGATCGGCGGGCACATCGGCGTGATAGTCGCGCGAGTGGCCGGCGGTGTGCGACAGCCGGCACGTCACCCTGTAGTGACCCTGGATGGGGCTCGCGTCCGTGCCGAAGGACAGCGCGAAGCCGTGGTGCGTGATGATCGGGTCCATCGCGCGGCTGACCGTTTCCAGGCGCGCATAGCGAGAATTGGTCTGGTCGTTTTTGGCGTCCCGAAGGACAAGCGGCATCTCAGCCTGCGCGGCCCGCATCGCCTCGTTGAAGGCTTGCTCGGCGTCGCGCGCCGTGATCCGCTCGTACATGCCGAGCAGCCGTTCCAGCTTGTCGACATCGGTGTTGGGGTCGGCGGCGGCGCGGCTGATCACGTCCATGAGCGGCGCGGCGCCCACGGTCACGACCTCCGCGGTTTGGACGTGCGCCACTTCAGTGCGCTTGGCAGGTTCGGACATATTCAGCCTCCTCGGCTAGATCCTCAGTGCAGCCCCCACAGATGACCGGCTGGCCTTCTGGCGTGGCCTTGGCGCGATGTTGAGAGACAGGCCCTCCGCACGCGTGGCAGCGGAACCAGCCCATGGGCGGGGGATTGGGGCGGGTGGGGAGCGGGGTCACGACGAGACCCCGAAGGCCGCCGCGCAGTCGACCCACGGCGCGTTGTCGGGCAGCCCGGCCACACGGCGCTTGAAGGTGTACTCGGCGCCTGGCTTCTGAGCGAACCACAGATAGCCGCCGTCGCTAAGCTCTCGGCAGGCGTCGATGTGGTCGGCGTCGCTCATGCCAGGCACGCGCGGCACAAGCGCCAGGAACAAGAACCGGAGGACGGCTTGCGCGTCGGGCGCCAGGTCGTCATAGGACCCGATGGGTTCATTGCGCCGGAGAGCTTGCGATGGTTTCACGCCCCCGGCCTCCGCATCGGGATCACCGTGGCGTCTGTGGCCTGGCGGGATTGGCGATCGGTCCAGATCTTCCGCTCGACAGGCGGGGGGATGACCTGTTCGACCACGTAGCAGCCGGGGAATTCGTCCCGCTGGCGCACGGCCTCGGCGAGGGCCTTCCTGCGGTCATCGGTTGTGTAGATCGCCACGTCGTAGCGGGTGCGAAGGATGAAGGAGGGGGCGGTCATTGCGCGGCTCCTGCGAGGAAAGTGTCCGTCGCATCGCACCTGGGCCCACGTCGCTCGCCGGTTGCGGTGTAGCCGTGCGACACAAGCCAGCGGGACGCCGCTCGCCAGATCAGGTGATGACCTGGGGAAAGGGCGATGGATGAGAGGACGGTGACGTCGCCCCACTTCCGACAGCCGGGGACGTTGACCTGGATCCCGTAGGCTCGGTTGCCGACCCACAATTCCGTGCCGTTGCGATGCACCAGCCGGTATGCGCGGTCCGCGAACGGGTTGTCGTCGTGCGAGTCCCGCCACGCCTCGGGCTCATCCCGCAACGACGTGGCGACGGCGACCGGTAGGCGGCCGAAGAACAGTTCGGCGAGGCTCACTTCCACACCCCCGTAATCACCCCCGCCACTTCAGCGGCGATGAGGAAGAACCCAAGGCTGGCGAACAGCTTCAGGGTCAGGATGATGGTGAGGTCCAAGCGGGAGTTGTCAGGGCGCATCGACCCCTCCCGCCAGGCGAGCGACCGCATCTGCGGCCACGTCGCCCAGCTTCTGGGGTTGATCCGGTGCGAGGGGTGGGGCTGGGTCCTTTGAGGGATTCCCGTGCTGGCCGAGCACTCCGCCTTCGGCGTCGTCCTGCGGCGCCGGCGTCAAGCTGGACGGGGTGACGACCTCGAACGCCACGACCCAGACCCAGGGGTTCGCGTCCCAGGAGCCGGGGCCGTTGATGCGCTCCCAGACGCCCCGATAGGCGGCCGCACCGAGGCCCCAGAACGCCTCGTCCATCCCAGTGATGCCTTCGGCCTTTGCATCCGCCCCGCTGATGTCGTTCAGCCGCTCCACGCGCACGTCGGTGATGCGGAGGGTGATGCGGGAGGCCCAGCGGGGCATGTGGATGGAGGGTCGCCACTTCGGAATGCTGCGATCCCAGCCGGCGGCGTAGATGGCCGCCTCGTCGCAGTCTGACGGGTTCACCGTCTGCTGCACGCCCTCGCTCATCCGGTAGGCGGTGGCCGGAACCTTCGTCCACGCCTCCCGCACCCACAGCAGGTCGCCGGGGACGCCGTAGGGGCAGGTCTGAGACACGCCAACGCGGTCATACTCCCCATCCCACCACCAGACTTCGTGGTCCCCCGCCATTCCGCTGGGATCGCAAACCGGATAGCGGGTCGCCCATTTCGCAGGCGGTTTCACCAGCCGCCGCGTCTGCGTCTTGCGCCCCTCGATGATCGCGCGGACCATCGGCGCCGAAAAAAGGATCGGCCGCTCGCGCACCGCTCCAGAGAGCGCGGCGTCTCCGATGGCGCTCTTGGGCGCCAAGACGGGCTGGGTTCGGGATGCCATATGCTCTTCCACTTCACCCTTCCTCAGGTTGGTAGCCGGCGAGAAACAGGCTGTGCTGAAGCGCTGTGATCTCGGCTTTCCAGAACGCGGCTTCGTCGGGCGTCTTGGCGTCGGCCAAGTCCAGCTTCAGAGCCGCGAGGTCGATCAGCAGCTCGCCGATGCGGGCTGTGTTGGAGCGAAGGACGAGCATCACCGGCCCTCCAGCAGCTCAGCCGGCGGCGAAGCTCCTTCGTTTGGCGCGAATAGATCGCGCCACGTGCATTGGCGCGTCTCGTAGGCGTGCTCGTCGGGAGCGCGCTTGTGCAGGTCGCCGTAGATGTCGCAGGTGCCAATGAAGGCAGGCTTCGGGGGCCCCGGCGTGTGCTTGGCGGCTTCCATCAGCCGTTCCTCCGCTGAAGGGTCTCGCTGATGTAGAAGAGGGACAGGTCCATTCCCTGGCTGGTCCCGTTGCCCGACATGGCGTCGGCGATCCGCTTGAGACTGACCGCGATGGAGACGAGCGCCGCGTCGGACGGGGTCACGAACCCGTGCTTGGCCTCCGGCTCCAGCTTGCCGTCGAGACTCGATGGCTTGTCGTAAGGCTCTACCGCCTCACCACACCCGCCGTGACGCGGGTCGTGCGTCTCCTCAAAGGTGACGTGCTCCGGCTCGACCAGACCGCAGTTCGGGCAGAGCCAGACGGGGGGCTTGGCGGCTTCCATCACGCCGCCTCCACATCTTCGTAGTCATCGTAATCGTCGGGGGGGTATTCCCAGCAGCGGCAGTAGTGCCGATCCGCGCCGCAACCGTCGCAGATGCTCGGGTCTTCGACCTCATCAAAGACCGGGCGAGGGTTCTCGCGGTCCCATTCACGGGCACACCGCTCGCACCCGCAAAGATCGGAATGCTGGACGTAGCGCTTTCCCATCACCGCTCCCCTTCCGGCTCGACCCCGGCCGCCTTCAGCGCCAGAGCCAGATCGGCGAACCGTTCGGGATGCGTGGTGACGTCGTAGTCATCCACCGACCCGTCCCGCCGGTAGAATTCCCGCGTCGTCACCAGCCGATAGCCGTCAGCCCCGCGGTGGATGCGATGGGTGGTCTTGGCCCCGTATTCGTCGAAGCCGGGCTCGCGGACGACGGCGACACAGCCGTCAGGGGCCGAGGGGTAGAGCTCGACGCTGCGGGGCTTCACGCGGGCGGGTTCGAAGGCCCGGCGGGCGTTCAGGCCCTGCGTCTCACGCCAGAGGGCTCGGGCGAAGTCGGGCAGCAGCACGACCTCGCGGGCGACGTTGAAGAAGGTGCCATCGGCCATGGGTCAGGCCGCCTCGATTTGCGTGATCGTCGGGCCGAACACGCCGTTCGCGCGCAGCTCGTCCGTGATGTCCGCCAGCACCTTCAGCTTGCGGACGCGATATTTGCCGTCCGTGCCATGGGGGATGCAGGCGATGTCCTTGGCCGCGTGTTCGACCAGCAGGATCCGCTGGCCTTCGCGCCATTCGCGCAGCACCCACGGCAGATCGGCGACGTTCAGACCGGCGCCGCAGTGGTTTCCGGGATCAGTGTCGCAATTCTGTTCCTCGACGACCTTGCCGATCGGATAGGCGACGCGCTTGTGGTGGATCGGGCTTTCGCCGTTCGCCGTGACCAGCTTGAACGCCTGGATCTTACCCCGCAGGTAAGGGAGCGCAGCCAGCGCCGTCGTCTTCTCGGCGATATGATTTTTGGCCCCGGAGAGGTCGGCCCCGGAGAGGTCTGCCCCGTAGAGGTTGGCCCCGGAGAGGTTGGCCCCGGAGAGGTTGGCCCCGTAGAGGTTGGCCCCGTAGAGGTCGGCCCCGGAGAGGTCTGCCCCGTAGAGGTCGGCCCTGGAGAGGTTGGCCCTGGAGAGGTTGGCCCCGGAGAGGTTGGCCCCGGAGAGGTTGGCCCCGGAGAGGTTGGCCCCGT